ATGTCCATGTCGAAAATCGACAGCATCTCCGAAGCGCGCGAAGAGGGATTCTATGAAGTCGGCGATAAGTTCTTCTGGTCCCACCCTGTCACATACCCGGACGGCCGCTCGGAGGTCTTCACTCACGAGTTCCCGAGCGGGACAACCTTCGACGAGGCCACCGGCCTGTTGACCGTGCCGACAGAAGACGGCCAAACGGAGACCATCGACGTCAGCACTCCATACTCTGCCTGAGAAGTCTCTCTACAACGGGATGAAACCTAAGCAGCCCCCACCATCGCGGCTCGGGCCGCCTCGGAGGATGGCAGCTTCTCGAAGCGTGGGCTTCGACAAGGAAGGAACGCAGTGGCCACCATCGAAGACCGGGTCAAGAAGATCGTAATTGAGCGCCTGGGGCTCGACGAAGCGGACGTAACGAACAACGACGTGTCCTTCGTTAACAACCTGGGTGCAGACGACCAGGACCGCGTTGAACTAATCATGGCGATCGAGGACGAGTTCAACATCGAGATTAGCGACGACGAGGCCGCGGAGCTGACAACTGTGCAGGCTGTCATCGATTACGTCGAGAGCCACCTGAGCTAGCCGGACTCGTCGGGTGTCTAGCGAGCCCCGGTGCTGGGAGCGGATCCAGCACCGGGGCCCGCTGGCCTCGGCGCAGCGTCATCGCCGAAGGAAGCCGTCCCCGTGTGCGACGATGCGGGCTTCCAGGATGCCCCTCAGTAGCTGTGCGGTTCAGGGCAGTATGACAATTGCAGTGCCCTACACTCCTCGCATGGCACAGAAGGTAATCACCATCTACACAGACGACCTCACCGGTGAAGAGACCGAGGAGGCGAAGACGCACACAATTGCGATCGACGGTATCTCTTACGAAATCGACCTTGGTCCGGACAGCTACGACAAACTGATGGAGGCTGTGGGTCCCTTCATCACGAACGGCAGGAAGGTCGGCCGGGTCGGCAAGGCGGCGAAGCAGCGGAGCACGGGCAGCAGCGCCAGCGGCGACACCGCGAATATCCGTGCCTGGGCCAAGGAGAACGGCTACAACGTCAACGACCGCGGCCGAGTGCCGGCCGACGTTCGCGAGGCATACCAGAAGGCCCTCTGATATATCCCACTAAGCCAGAGGCCCCTCACAAATGTTGAGGGGCCTCTTTTTTGCGTCTATGCCGAGGTGCGCACAGTCCACCCCGCCCACATCCTTGCCTCATGGCTGCACCGATCGTGGTACACCCTCCGTCTCCGGCCGGCGGACGTCGCGTCACCGCGGCTGAACGGTTCCTGGGCCTGGCTCGCAACCCTGGCGATGTGGAGGAGTTCATCCGCAGGGCCGGCCTGCATCCCGATGACATCAGGCTCGATGACCCCGAGCTGGTGGAGTGGCGCGGCGGAGGACCCGATGTGTGGGGGTGATGGAGCCATCTACGTACGGGGCTATCCATCGTGCAACCTTCACTCAGCGGTTACGTAGATGCGTTGGCGTGCGCGCCGCGACGACCGACGGGAGGACCCAGTTGAACAATTGCCCGGTCTCTCCCGCCAGCGTTCTGATCAGGCGGCGCAGGGAACCTCGACCTGAGCCCCCTGCCAATATGGCGGGTTGATCGCCTTGTCTTGGCCGTAGTACGGACCGACCTGAAGGTACTTATATGTGACCCAGTAGGTGCCGCACTCGCGCTGAGTGAATTCGCCCTCCTCGAAATCACCCTGGCGCTTGTACTGGACGGTGCTGTGACCGTGGTTGAAGAGGGTCTCGCCTTCCTTCTTCACCTCCACTTGGGCCCCGACGGTCGCCCAATACTGGTTGCTCGGGTTGTGCCAGGAAATTCCATGCCAATAGGTCACCCGGTCCGTCTGCCAGCTGACCTGCGTCAGCTCGAAACTGGTGATCCTCAAACAGACACGGACATCGGCGTAGGTGTACCGGCCGTGGCCGTAAAACCCCGACCACGGGGTGCAGTAGGTGCCTTCCTTCGGCGGCTGCCCCGCTGCTACAGCCGGCGCGGCAGCCGGTGCGACCAGGGCCAGCAAGGCCAGCGCCCCACTCGCGGCTGCCCGAGACAGAGTCTTGAGGTTCGCCATCGCGTTCTCTCCCCATAGAACACGCCGACCATCGGATGGTACGGCTGGGCCCTAACGCTGCCCGCTGGCGGATGGGGTACGCCCACCCGATCCGTTCTCACCCATTCGGGTGACCAGTCGGCAAGTGACATCCAGTCGGAGGTGCGATCGGTCAAAGCGCGGACTTTCGCCATGCAAGCCTGTCACTCTTCCACGTGATGGTGGCCTGCTCGGTGCATACTGCGCTCAAGGGTAGGGGACGAGTCATTAGAGGGGCACAGCTCGGTATCCCGTTGACGGGAAGACAGGAGATCCGGAAATGTCTTTTCACGACAAGGAGAAGTACTTCCTTCAGCCGAAAGGCTATGTGTCTAACCCGCCCTCCCCGCTAGACCTGGTGGTCCACTACGAAGAGAGAAAGGTATTTCTACGCCGAGCCGGAGATTCCCATCCCTACCTCAACAACGAACTCAAGTTCCGTTTGTGGGAATCGAAATGGTGGGCTCTCCTGCCTATTCGAGTAGAGGACAATTGCCTTGATGCTGTGAACAACGGGCGCCTGAAGTGCAGGGAGGTTGAATGGCAGGACGCAATCAAGTGGACGGCAGTCGATCACGATGACGACACCTTCAGCTTTTACTACGATTCCCAAGGCGGGGGTAAGTACGCCATGGAAGTGGAGGGTGGCGAAGTTCGTCCGGACGCCCCGCTCATCGCCAGCCCGCTGGACAACAGCAAGCAGCACCAAAGGTTCTACGTCACCAAGATTACCCAGTAGCCGCTATAGGTGGCCTCGGTTATGGGATTTCTTGCACGCCCCGCATGATCGGATCATGCGGGGCGCCTTCTTTGCTGTTTCCAGGAGGCCACCCAGAGAGCATTGGAATGAAATGACAGCGGCCCTCAAAGCCGACATCAACGTAGAGGTTGCTTTAAATGATCAATGACTCAACGGGTGCCTGTGTGGAGTGGGCCGGCGATGGCATACCGGAACTCCAGATTCGTACATGACTGAAGGACGGCGTCCCCGACGGGGTTTCTAATGATTGACATTGGCATTACCGCCGTCTTGTCGAGTGGCGGTTCGTTCATTCATTCAATCGCTCATGGGTGATTGCATAGTGCTCGGTTGAGTGAGGTGTGGGGGGAGTTCCTGTGCGCCCACCTGAGCGCCCGAGAGGGCGTAGGGAACCTCTCTGGTCCGGTGCGTCAATACATGCGCCGTGACGTCGTATGTAGTGCGCGGCGAGCCTTACGAGTGGCGGGGCAGGGTGTTCTGTGCGCTGATTCGCTTGCTGGTTGAAGCGCCCGAAAGCACCGAGCGATTGAATGTCCGTTTTCGACCACTTACGTATAGGCATTTGGCCTCCGCTGGGCAGGGACTTTGGTCCCAAGTGATGCGAGTTTCAACAGGGCCTTTGGTCCTATATTTGCTGTAGCGAATCAACGTTCATGCAATTTGAAGGCATGTTTTGCCGTGCCGTGTTTGCGTTCTTTGATTCCATGGCACAGGCGTCAAGTTTTGACTTTCGTGCCGGAGTGGTGGAGTCTTATCCATGTCACCGCGACGGACCGACAGGGCGAAGCGGAGATGAGCCCCTAAGGGGCAGCGAGCTACCTCAAGTCCATATCGGGCCCGAACTCTTGCGGGTATCCAGGCGGGTCGCATGGCGACCTACAACAGCTCTGGTGAGTGTGCGCAAGGGGAAGTAATAGAGGGTCGGTAGAGGCATTGTTGATTGAGAACCGAATAGGCGTACTCCGGGGTTTGGACAGAGTGCGTCACCTGTCCAAGGGAGATAGGACCTAGAGACTTTAGGCGCCGTTCTGGGCGGCGTACGGCTCTGACTGGCACTAGGTGTCTGGGGCGGGCTGGCGAGCGTTTCAGGACGGCGTCCATGGCCTCTATGGAAGGTGTGAATGCTCGATGGCAGATACGGCCGAAATGATGGTCGGCATTCTGAAAATCGCGATTCGTGAAGGTGAGGCCATAACGCTTGACCGTATCGACTCTCTGTATTCGGAAGCGTTGACGCTCGCTAAGTGTGAGCCGCTGGATATTGACGGGCCTGCGCCTAGCGTTGATGAACTTGCAAGGCTGATGGGAGTTGACTGGTAATGCGTAAGTGGATTCTCGCCGCGGTGGCCGCTGTAGCGCTTGCTATGGGCACGGGCGCAACCGTTGACGCAATGGACGCCAACGGTGTCGGTAGGGCGGCGCACGTGATCGACTACAACGACGGTTTCGTAGATGGCACTGCGGATGGCCGTGATGGGCTCGCAGACTGCCTTATGGATGGCACTGATAAGGCGCCTAATGATATGACGCTGTGGCACAAGACTTACGCGGAGTGTATGTCCAAGCTGCAACACGAAAATGGACGCTGAGGCTGACGTGCCTTACTCATACCCCGAAGAAAACGAGTTGACGTTCGGGTTGTGGGTATGGCCTGTCAGCTACTCGACGGAAGGGTTAGATCGATGGCGAATCGGTTCTTTTACTACGAACCTGCGGACCTGACGCTATGTGCTGAGGATATGGCCAACGCGCTGGCCGGCTGGTACCCGAAGGATGCGGAGAAATGTCAGGGGTGGGATTTCAGCTATGTCGGATACGACATAGACACCCTGGTTGCGCGACTCAAGCGGAATACCCGTAACGGCTTTCTCTCGCGTCATCTGACGGAAGTTGGTGTTCATCCTGACGCTGACCCGTCCGACCCGTTCTCGACTTGTGAAGGGCTGCACTGACCGTGACTGCAACGCTCGAATACTCGGCGCTTTCCTGGCATCAAATGCGGGCGGTGGCTCGTGGCGCCGCTGCTATGCGGTCGGGTCGGGATTGTGAGCACGGCTTCCGCTATTGCGATTGCTGCGGCACGACTGTGATAGGTCCGCTGGACGATTCCGAGTACTTCTGTGAGCCGTGCGACGACGCTAGGGCGGATGGGCGTGCATGCGATCCAGCCGAGTCGTTGCATTGCTTCACTGGCTATTGCGATGGCTCGGGTTGTTCGTATCCGGGGGAGTGCGAGGGCGACTGACGAGCTTTAGTCATGCCTTGAATGTCAAAACTTGACAGCTCGGGCGTGGCTATGGCGTGTCAGTCGGTTAGAAGGGAATGCAGGGATGGATTATCGAGAGTTGGCTAAGTCGCTGGAGCGGGAGTTTCCGGGCCTTGTGCTGGACGTTCACCGGAGCATTTTCGGGCAGGTCGTAATTTCGGGCATTCGCGTGCCTAAAGGTGAGCGGCGTAAGGGGATAGGTACGGCCGTTATGCGTCGCCTGACGGACGCTGCGGACGTGAACGGTGACCGTATGGCCGCGACCCCTACAACCGACTGGGGATCGTCTAAGGCGGGCCTGGAGCGTTTTTACAAGCGCTTCGACTTTCGGTCGAATAAGGGGCGGAAGCGCGATCTCACTATTTCTGAATCGATCGTGCGTGAGCCGCAGAACCAGGGGAGCAAGTGAGTGTGAACCGCGTAGCCGTATTCATTGCTAGCAAGAACACGACCCCGACTCGGCGGCGCGTCCTCTGGCACGTTTCCGAGTCGGACGCTCGAAAGATATGCAGCGATGACCGAACGGCTAACCGTAATCACATGCTGTGTTGGACTGCCTACGACATAAATGATCCTGAGTGCTTCCAGTGGGTCAAGGACAACGGCCGCTATGCGGACGTGCTCTCTGATCACGGCGTAACCATCCTCGCGAGTAAGTAAAGGGACCTGAGTAATGCACAACGAGCGCGCATGCAAGATGATCGAAGAGCGGTTTTCGAATCAGGTACGACTTTTCAATCACTGCGACGTGAGTGAGGCGGATTCGGATACGCACTACTGGACCGTTAAGGAGCGCGCAGAATTGGCCCGGGTGGCGCTAGAGCGCGCTCCGCAGATGACCGTAGCGACCCTGCCTCGGTCTCTGGGGAATATCTATGTGGCGATACGTCGGCATCTTCATGCCGATGAACTTGACCGCTGGACGAAATCAAATGACGTGCTGGAAGAACTCATGGACAAGTACGGCATGTGAGTTCGTCTGACGCGCTTTGGTCGGGCCCTACCTGCCGGGGCTCGGCCATGGCCTGTCAGGCCACTACACGGCAACACGGGAAGGCTAAGGAGATGGCGGCAGCATGACCAATGAACGCGAGCAAGTGATCCCGGACTACTGGGTTATGTGCTCTCAGGGCCGCGAGACGTTTGCGTGCCATCCGTGCGCGGTCGAGAACCAGTGGCACGGTCGCGCGACCGCTTACGTCAGCAACAAGGCATTGGGTCCATGGGGCGCCGTTTGCTGCAACTGCGGAACATTGGCGGGCTGACTCATGGATGAGACGACGAACCAGTACGCAGTACCCGAGACGGACGACGACCCGTTCAGCGACCCCGACAGCTTCAATCAGATCGCGTACGGAGTCGGCCCGAGCCTGTTCGGAGCGAGTATCGCGGTCGAGTGGCATACCGATGTGCCCGGCATCCGCCTGTGCCCATACGACGCTGATGGCGAGTTGCGCGGCGTGCTCGTGTGGACCGATGCGCACATGCCTACGGATGCCACTGGTGAGCCTGCACTGAATGACGCGGTGCTGAAGTTCCTGAAGGTGTGGCACAGGGGCGTGGACAAGCCCGACTGGCACAGCGACGTTCCCACCCTCATATGGGAGTTGGCCGACCACCGCGACCTTGCATGGTTCGGCCCCACTGAGATTGACCGCGAGACCCGGAAGACGATTGGCGCCTACTGATGACCGACACCGAATGGGCCACGACCGAGGCGTTCAACTGGCTCGCCGGCTCCTGCGCGTACACGTACCGCGAGGCCAGGAGCGTGGCCGGCTACGGCTCGTACCGCTTCCAGGTGTGGGCCGAGGACGCGCTCGCCCGCATTGAGCACTGGGACGACGAGGCCACGGCCGACGTGGATTTCGAGGACCTTCGAGCGGCCGTACTCGCCGTATAGACGTGCCTGTCGTCCTTCGGTCGTCCAGCCTTCGGGCTGGGCTTCCGTGGGCTTGCAGGGCGAGTCACAGTAAAGGGAGCAAGGAGCGATGGCAGCCAGGCAGATCACTCAGCATGTGTGCGACGCGTGCGTGATCAAGGGCGTTGATACGGAAGCGGTCACCAAACTGACCATTGCGGGTTATGAGTGGGACCTGTGCGGGGAGCATGGGCAGCGGTTCGCGGAACCCTTGCTGGCGGCCCTTGGGGAGCCGCTGAGTGTTGCCAGTGGGCAGGAGCAGCCAGCGGTCGAGCGCGAGCCGGAACGGCCGCTCGGCGGGTGGGCGCAGCTCGACATGGACGACCGCGAAGCGGCTGACTTCTGCGACTACTGCACACGGATACGTGACCGTCGGACGGGCCTTGAGGGTGACCGCGTGCTTGACCCGTACACGCAGGCTGCGTACGCCCAGTACAGGCGTGACGTGAAGAAGTTCGAGGGGATCTGCCAGGCCGAGCGCGAGCACCTGAAGGACTGGGCGGAAAACCGGGACCTCGACCCTGAGGCGACCGCGACGCACGTCGAGTTCCGGGGATGGCTGCGAGCGGAGTTCCCGGACAAGGCCGATGAGTACGGCGGCAGGCACAAGGACGCGCAGCTCATGTTGAACCTGACCGCTGACCGCAACAGGGCCATGAGTGAGTCGTCCGAGAGGTGGGGCAAGGAGCGCGAGCGGAAGCAGCGAGATGAATGGCTTCGACGTGCAATGCGCAGCCTGCCCAAGCCCAAGACCGAGAGCGAACTCATTCGGGAGTGGGCTGCGGAGAACGGCTTCGAGGTGAACAAGCGGGGCCCGATCCCCGCGAAGGTGCGCGAGGCATACCAAGTCGCGAAGCGAGACGAGACCCAAGAGCGCAAGGCGGAGAGCAAGTGAAGGCCAGGAAGATCGACTACTCGGAGATGCTGACCGGCCGGCTGAAGAAGCTGGTCGATGACTTTGCTCCGCAGATGAACTGGTCTCCGATCGGCCTTGCTGCGAGCATCCTCGGCGTCTACTCGGCGGTGGCCTGTGACACCAGCGTTCGGCGTGGCAGTGGTTCGCTGAAGCTCCCGCTGCAAATCGTGCTCGTCGGCGAGTCCGGACAGGGCAAGGGCCAGGTGTGGAAGATCGCCCGCGAGATCGCCGAGGACGCCGACCCGTCGTTCATCGCCAACCACCTCATCACCGGCGCCACGGGCGGCAAGGGACTCGTCGTCGAGATCGCAACGCGTGACGGGCAGGCCCTTGTGTTCGACTCCGAGTGGCAACGCATCCTGAAGTCGGGCCGGTCCAACGCGACCCTTTCCAGCAACATCCGTAACCTTGCCGACTCGGACACCGTGACGGCAGGCACCGGCAAGGACAAGACGGAGGTACGCGACCCGCACGTGGCGTTCCTGGGCCACGTGCAGCCGACCGTGTTCGCCCAGTGCATGAACAAGACCGACCTCGACGGCGGCAGCTACAACCGGCAGATCTTCATTCCGGTGCAGCGCGAGCAGTGGCTTTCCGAGCGGCACGTCATGCCGGAGAACCTGACGAGCGAGGCCGGCGAGATGTTCGCCGCCGCCATCCGTCACGCACGACGGACTGAGTACCTGGATCTGACCGACGAAGCGTTCGACGCTGCGGACCAGATGGAACCGCAGATCATGGCCAAGGTGACCTCGGCCGAGGCACTGAAGCCGTTCAGCGCGCGAGTCATCGAGCACATCCGACGTGTCGCGGGCCTGATGACTCTCTTCGATCTGCGGACCGAGGTCACGGCGCAGGACCTCAAGGCGGCGCGAGCCTTCGTCGAGTTCAGCTTTGAGCCGGTGGAGCGGATCGCGAACGGTGGCGGCCCGGTGAAGACCCTCTCGACGTACATCCGCGAGCACCTGGCACGGCGCGGTGGTGTGGCGACGCGCACTGTGCTCCTTCGGGCGCTCGGCACCAGGGCGACGGCCGAGACGCTGATGGAGATGGCCGAGCAGATGCCGGACATCGAGATTACGGAAGACAAGGGGGCGCGGGGCCGGCCGGCCGTCGTGTTCCGACTCCTCGATAAGGACCCGGACGACGAGCATGACGAAGAGCTTGCCGAGGTTCACGAGCTTCCCGTTCAGCGAAGCAAGCCAGCGGTGGTAGCCATCGAGGCCGAAGCCGAAGAGGCTGAACCTGTGCAGGTTGACGAGTCTGAGGACGACCAGGAGCCGGACGAGCAGCCCGAGCCGCGGAAGCTCGATGGCAAGCCTGGTCATGTCCCGAGCGGCCCGTTCGCTGTCCTCATCTGAGACTGCTACCGCACCTTGTTGGTTGATTGGGTACTGCCGTTGTCGGCGGGTTGGTTGCTGCCGCCGTCAACGTGGCCGGCTTCTACCACAATCGCGCATTGCGTAAGGACGACAGCAACACCCGGAGCGAGGACCGAAAGGAGGGCCTAAGGACTGTCCCGTAAATGACCTCCAGGCGGAATGGGGCACGGCGGCCTGCCCGGGGCTGTACGGCCTCCGGCGGGGAGTTCGCGTGGCCCCGATCGCACGAGTCGCACTTCCGGGGTCGCTACGTCTGGCTCCTCCATGAGCGACGGTGGAGCCAGCGCCGATCATCCACACGGCAGGAGTTCGACCGGAGTCTCTGGAACGGGGCGCGGGTGATTCACCCGATCAATCGGTCCACGTCTTCTTCCTACCGATGGTGATTTCAATATGAATGAATTTTCGGCGCGACCCGAACTATCAATGCGAGCAGTAGCCCGGCATGCTAGCGTCAATCACATTCGCTGGATGCTCCTCGTGTGTCCAGCCGAGAGAAGGGGAAGTGCGAAATATGGAAGCCGAAAACCCCGAGACATACATCATTTCGGGCCGAGGAGAGGGCGATTGTCCGGACGGGTATGTCTGCCTCTACGAGAACAACGAATTCAACGTCGGCGGAACGGCGCAGATCCTGGTAACCAAGCGGGACATTCCGGATGCTAGGGACTTCGAATTCAACGACAGGGCGAGTTCATTCGTCAACAAAAACGGTCACTCCGTGATCTTCTACAGGGAAGTCCACTATGACGGAGGGTCGGACACAGTCAGTCCAGGTAGCTCTGGAGGCGAAATGCCTTCACACGTGGGTAACGACTCTCTGTCATCACTGAAATTCGTCCCCTAAGGGCTGTCCCGTAATCCGTGGTGGATCAGCGCACGGCGTCAGATGCGGTGCATCGCAAGGCGAAGGGGCGTCCGGATACTGGGCGTATCTGGACGTTCCGACAACGCGGCGAGGTGCCATAGCTGTCGCCGTGCGCCCGCCAGGGATTACGGGACAGCCCCTATCTAGGTAGGGGGCTTTTGTCATTTCAGGTCATGCTAGGCGGTCGCGGGAGCCAGGGGTGCACTGGCACGGATACGGACGCTGCCGCGGAGGCGTCTTAGCCAGCGCATCAGCGGTCTTCTTGTCCTCGACGCGCTGAGCAACGCCGCCGCCGATGAGTGCCAGGGCGGCCGTCACGAGACACATGATCTTCGCCTGTTGATCGGCAGACAGATACTCGCTGAACAGGGCGAGCACGGCCACAATCAGGCCCTTGATCTGCACGACATGAGTCTTGACGAACTCCATCGCATTACCTCTTTCTTTCAATCAAGCAATTACCAGTACAGGGCTTCGGCGGTGCGGTTCACCACGATTGCGTCACCGGAGCCGTCCACCTGCATCTGGAACATGAGGGATGCCTTCGGGTTCATGTGGCCGCACGCCGAGAAGCCGAGGAAGCTGTCACCGACCGTCGAGATCTGCTCGACCTCGCTGTATCCGCCGTCAGGGTCGCCGTTCGGCTTGAACTTGAGGAACCGGCCGCGGATCGTGGCGCCGGCCTCCACGCCGGAAACCTGAAGCTTCACGTTCGAGGTGAAGTACTGGTCCCGGTTCTGCGGGGGGACGATCGTGCCGTCGTGGTTCGCGGTCACGTCCACGGTCATCCACTCGCCGCGCTGCACCTTGCTGTGCGTGCCGTTGTGCAGCCACACGGACTTGGGCATGTCGCCTCCAGGAGTCGGGGTCGGGCCGGGCTGGGGATCCGGCTTCGGGTCAGGCTGGCCACCGCTCGGGATGTCTGCGGCGCTCGCCTCCTGGCCGAAGTAGACGACGCCGACCTTCCCCTTCCATGCCGGATCGGCGAGCACAACGCCCTCGGGGAAGTCCGGGATCCCGTAGCCGTAGACGTTGGTGGACTTGCGGGACCGGGACTTCAGGTAGACACCGTTGCCTTCGGCCGAGCCATCGTTGTTCGTGTTGCCCTCGATGGTGGTGATGGTGTCGGCCGTATATCCGATGCAGATGCCTGTGTGATGTGAGCCGCCAGGCCCGTAGAAGACCGGTCCGCCGATCACGGGGTACTCGCTGAAGCGGCCCTTGCTGCGGTAGTAGGCGACGCCGTTGGGGCAGTACGAGTAGTTCGGGATCACGTCATGGTTCCCCGAGGCCCAGCCGCAGTAGCTGACGAAGTCCGCGCACCACGATTCGTGGTCGCGGCCGTAGTGGGCACTGAACGGGTTCTGGTTGTTCGGGCCCTCGCGGAACCCGACGTGCTTCTTCGCCTCGGCTATGAGCGCCTTCGCTCCCTTTGCCATGGATACCTCCGGGCATGAAAAAACCCGGCCGGGGCCGGGCGACTTAATTCAATCGATCAACAGGTCAACGGGCAGGCGTCGCCTCGAACTTGAGCCGTGCGACGAGCGCCAGGGCGAGCACGACATTCGCTGCGATCGTCAGCGGCACGTCGAGTGCCGGCAGGGACCACAGGCCGCGGGCGACAGCTCGCAGCGCGAGGTAGACCGCCAGCCACAGGCAGAACACGTCCTCATCGGTCGGCCGGTCCAGACGAGCCAGCACCGGCGTCTCCTGGTGCTTCCCGTGCTGTACCACCAGGACAAGGCAGAACGCGGCCATCAGGCCGTACAGAGCCACAGCAGTCATCGTGCTAACCAACCTTCCCAACCTCCTCGCCAAGACGCGACGCCAGGTAGGCACGCAACGAGTGGTTCTCCTTCCGGAGTTCGATCACCTCGTCGCGTAGCTCCTTCAGCTCCTCGCTGAGCGCATTCGATCGGTCCTGCCATTCCTGGCACTCTCTGCGAAGCGTATTCACGACATCGCACCTGTACTTACGTAGGCCCAGCACTACGGCCGAGATGACCGGCACTAGGACTTCAATGGTTGATGCGAGATGATCCATCGGCTACCCCCTTAGATCTCGATACCGTCTTGCGTCTCGCCCGGCGCCGTCATGAACGCCCCAAACCTGCAAGCAAGGCCCCTGTCCTGGATCGGGTTAAGCCACTTGGTGCCCACCGGCAAATAGATCGGGACGCAGAGGTAATCACCTTCTTTCAGGAAGGCTATGCAGTTCGCTGAGTTGGACACGTGATAGCCACGTACTTCGTTCTGCACAATCCCAGACGCCAGGTGAACTGAAGTCTCCTCATCTCCCGGAGCAGTGCGCTTCTCGATATACATCCACCAGTGATGTCCCGCGTCCCTGTCGGTATTAGCGCGAAGGAAGACCTCGGCGAAAATGTAATACATGCCAGTAGCGGGAACCCGGAAGGCGGTGCCATTCGGGTTGTCCCCAGTACCGACCTTTTCTACAGTCCATCCGCCGTGTTGCAAGAAGCTGTTGTGGTCGTACTCTGTGACTGCCATGTTCGCCGACACCAAGTCGGGGAAATCCTTCATATCTCCCACGTGGCAGCGAGGCATGTTGCGGATAGCGTCATATGGGGCGGTGAGGCTGTCCTTGAGTGACTGAGCATCGACCGTATCCCGAGACTTCCACGTTTTAAGGTCCATCACGTCACATCCGTAAAGCTCTCTTCGGGGGAAATCATGAAGATGTTGACCGAGCCCATTGCGACATCGTCACCCGAAAGCCACTTCGCTCCCTTGGGGCCGCCAGCGAGCTTCGCTTGGAAGCTGATCCGATCGCCCTGCTGGAGCCGCCGGAAATCTTGAATGGAACGGCTGTGCAGGTAGTTCTTCCTGTGCGCGCCACCCTGCGACAACGCGACCGGAGCGTCGTTGAGATGCAGGTAGTAGTTGAAGTTGCATCTCAGGTCAGTGTTAGGGGCGTTGAGTGAGGAGTGCGATGAGATCAGGTAAATACCTGTCTCGGGGACAATGATGGAGTAGGCATCGTCATTCCACTTCCAGCCCCCACACTGCCGAACGGCGTCAGTATTCCACTCCACAGGAGAAAGACTGTCCTGGGGGTAATCCTTCTTCACCATGCCGCGAACCTGGAAACGAGGCATTCCCAACAGAGCCTTGTTCACCCCAGTCGTCTGCTCCTGCCACAGAGCGGTATCAATGTACGCGTTTTCCTGCCAGTCGCGCTTCAGTCCAGGGGCCGGCTCGCATGGCTTCGTGAGATCTCCTTCGGAAACCTTGAAGGCGCCGAAGGTGCAAAGCTGACCCTGATTCTCAATGCGGAAAGTGTTCCCGGCGCCAATGTCGGCGACGAAGATCTCAGCTTGCAGTACATCCCCCTTCTTGCATTCCACGAGGACGCCATGCGTGGTCGTGACCTCATTTTGCATGGGGCACGAGACGGCAGTGGAAGAGAAGTCTGTACCGTTCTTCACGATGGTCAGGTAGATCACGGGAATATTGACTGGCGAAGGGCCTTTCAAAGGTGCTGCGCCAGCGTTGGCGTAAAAGTAGTAGGTTCCGTCCTCGGGGACAATGAAGCCGGTGCGGTCGTCATTGATCCGCCAGCCGCCCTGCTGGCGTCCAGGACCAGGCCACTTGATGTAGAGCTGATCGACGCCTTCGGGGAAGGTCTGGCAGTCTTTTGGGTCTTGGTCCGGCATCATGATGTGGAACCAGGGCCGGTTAGCGAAGTACGCTTGCATATCCCGGATCTGAGAATTCATCTTGTCGGGAACAATGACCTCGCGTTCCTCCCAGTTAAGGATGTCGGGTGCAGGCATGTTCCCCTCCTACTGAAGAACCGTCGTGGTGCCGAGCGTCGAGCGGGCAGCGTCGCCAAGAATCCAGACGCCCTTCTTGTCAGGGTTTTCCATGCCGGGCACCGTGATCAGGGCGACTGCGAGTTCATCCACGGTCGAGTCCAGTTGCAGCGTCCCGGGGGACGCCGCGGTTCCAACCGTGTGCGCGATCATCATGTGAACCTGGTCTTCGGCGAACTGGCCGTGCTCGTCGCGCTTCTGTGTGAAGCCTTCTGGCCACGCGCAGTTCGTCAGGTCCTTGGACAGGGCCAGGGCGACGTACAGCGACGTGTAGTCGGTGGCCGGCTGCAAGTCGGCCTTGTTGACGTTCTCCGCCGTCCGGTAGTCCACGATCGGCTTCGCAGGGATCTTGGAGGCGTCGGCATTCCGGTAGACGAGGTTCATCACCACGCAGTTCGTGTCCTGCTTGCCGGACACGGACCAGGAGACCGAGCGGCCCATGGCCGGCTGCCACTGGAACATCGACGCCTGAAGGTGGAGCTTGGTCGGGTCGAGAGTCACACCCTCGGTTGCTCTGACAGGCAGCAGCTCGACCATGCCGAATCCCCTCGGCGGCGCCGGCTCCTGGTCGCCGTACGAGGCGCAGATGGACACGACCGTCTCACCGAGGCGGGTCTGCTTCGGGAGAGGCAACGTCGCAACGTCAACGTTGGTGAAGTTGCCCTTCGTGCCGTACGCGTAGGTCGGGAACTCCACCGGGGCTGGCAGCGCGCTCATCCACTCTTCCCCGTCCCAGATCGAGAACGAGGTGACGTCCTCCCACTGCTGCGACGAGCCGTAGGCGTGGGTGGGAGCGGGCTGCCATGAAGTTCCGTCCCACCTGAATGCGGCGTTACCCATACTGAATCCAGACGTCGCCGACCTGCGGGTTGTCCGGGGGCTTGGGGCCCGAGTAGATGCGGGTGTTGCCGATGTTCGGGGCGTTGACCGGGCCGGCGAACGAGGCCGTGCCGTCGCCCTGGATCGTCACCGTGTCCTTGTCCGTGTCGCGTGATCGGACGATGAAGGCCCCGCGGCCGTTGTCCACGGTGGAGCGGATGCCGTCCGCGCCGGCCTTTGCCTTGATGTACATGTAGCCGTCTTGCTGCACGCGCCAAGAGCAGTCGCCGGCCTGGTCCGTGGCGAGGATCAGCGCGGTGCGTGTGCCGCCTAGGGTTGGCTTCAGCCAGCCGTCCACGGCCGCCACGTCGATGGCGTTGGACTGATCCCGACGTACGTAGTGCTGGAGCTGCTGATCCGTGTACGAGCGGTCTCCGTGTGGGTCATCGCCGGTCACATGCTCCTGAAGCAGCTCGGACGAGTCGGAGGGGACGACGCCGTACTTGCCTGGCCCGAAGTCCACCCACAACTCCGTTGCTCCGTCAGGTCCCTTGAATGCCGGCACCATGCCGTTCTGGTCGGCGGTCAGGACCGTGATGGCGTTGCCGTCCATGTCGGTCATGTCTGTGACCTGCTGAGCGCTGTCGCCAGGTCCGTCCCACACGGTGCCGCTCTTGCCTGGGAGCCGGTTGCCGTCCTGGTCCTCCGCGGCGAAGTCCGTCGTGCCGCCGAATATGTGCCTCGCCATCAGCCGTTCCCCTCGTTGAACACGTCGGCTTCGTACACGCCGCTGATCCACACCGACGCGTTGTGAGGGATGCGGGTCAGCCAGTCACCCGTAGCTTTGAGGTCCGTGGTGTTCTGGAACACCGGCTGGACCGTCGAGCCGCCCGAGATGTACGCGTTGCCGATCCAGTAGTTGTCTTCGCTCTCGGCGCTGTCGGAGTTGTTGAAGAGCACCGAGTTGACGACCTGGAAGACGCCGCCGCGTGACTTCACCGGCAGGTCAACGTTCATGTAGACCTGCTGGCCGCCGGCGTGGATCTCCCGCTTGTTGTCGTTGTTGATGATGTTGGCGACGAAGTACACCGTGTTCTGCGAGATCCACTTCCAGTGGCCCTTGAGCTGAGGCTTCGGCGAGTCCTGCGAGGCGTAGTTCAGGTGCGGGGTGTAGGAGCGGTACTTGCCGATGTCCTCGTTGATGGCCCAACCACCGCGGTTCGAGAACGACGACAGGCTTTCGATGCCGTTCGTGTCGCGCATGTAGAAGGAGTCGCCAGGCGAGGGGATCGGGTCGGCCTTGGAAGGGTCGGCGGCCTGCGGGAGCTTGCCGCCGTCGCTGAACATCCGGCAGTCCGTGACGGTGTCGATCTCGTTCGACGCCTTCTTGATCAGCGCGTAGGCCAGCGGGAATTCCCAGATGCCGCCCTGCTGTTGCGTGAGCTGGCGGGGCTTCGGGGAAGCAGCCGGCTGGCCCTTCAGGGCTGCTGCATAGATCTCGTTGTTCGCCATGTCGAGCCGCAGGACGATCGTGTCCATGCGCGGGTCAGGGCTCGGCGTGTTGTCCTCAAGCTTCACCGTGACGCCCGTGGTCTTGTAGCAGAAGCCGCGGACCATCGCCTCACCGGCAGCGATATCGACGCCCGGAACCACGATGCTGGAGACCTTGACGTTGAGTGCCGCGTCGCCGAGGTAGCCCGACACGGCGGAAGGGGCCATGCGGGCCGTCATGTCCTGCCAGCCGTCCTGGTGGACTGCGGTGCCCTTGCCCGTGTCGAAGGGCCAGGAGGACTCGCCGGCCTGAGCGTGGCCGTCCTGAATGTCAGGCATGAAGATCAGCCTCCAGAGTAGGAGAGGTAGCGGGGGATGAAGGTGAGGCGGACGAACGTGAACTCGTCAGGCTTGGCGCCGTTGATCGTGATCGTGTTGTCGCCGGGCTTGAGTGACCACATGGAGCTTGCGGTCTTCACCTTCGGCCAGAGGTTCTGCTCGGGGCCGCCGTCGTTCAGTACGACCGACTTGATGCTGGGGCTCGTATCGATCGTGGCCGTCTGCCCCTTGTTGATGGTGAAGTCGTCGAGGAACGCGAAAGACTCGCGGATCGTCTCGCCGGTCGTCTCGTGGGTCGTCTCGTTCGTGAGTGAGAGCGCAGTGATGGAGCCGCTTACCTGCCATACGGGCCAGCACTCAAGGGAGGAGTCGTTCGTGACCGTGACTGGCGTGCCTGGCGTGAAGCCGGACGAGCCGACCTGGAGGGGGAGGAACTGGTCAGAGAAGAACGGCTTGTCGTGCTGCGAGGCGATGTGCCAGTCGAACTGCTCGTGCCTGTTGCTGGACCAGTAGGGGGCCATGGCGCGGAACACGAGGGCGTACTGGATGAAGACGAAGCCGGCCTGGTCCTCACCCTCAGCCCCCTGGGCACCATCGACGTAGTAGCACTCCAGGTGTCGAGGGGAGCCGTCGCCTTCGGTCACGGTGATCTTGCCTGGACCTCGGTACGGGTTGAGGGAATGAAACAGGTACTGCTTCATTTCAATCAGCGACTTGCGGTCGAGTGCCTGGATGCGAATCGGGATCGTGATGTCCCGGCTGGTTGCTCGGACAGACTTGAACAGGGAGCCAGCGAGGTTGGGCAAGGCGTCGGACTTGAGGTCGTAGGTCGGCATGTCGAGGGCCTGTGGGCCCCGCAGGATGCCGATACCGACGGGGCTGCTCTGGCACTGAATGTCGCCGGTGAGGGGAATGGTCTTCCCGTCGCTACCGGTCCACGTGACGAACGTGTACGGCCACAAGACCGGCTGGTACTTCTCCTTGCCCGATCCTCCGTGGTCGGGGAAGTAATCGTATGTCGCGGGAATCGGCATGGTTACCGCCTAGACTTGAGTTCGCTGATCTGACGCCACAGGGCCTTGATCTCCGTGAACACGTTCGCTGATTCGGTAGTTCCCTGGGCGCCAAGCGACGGCGTAACAGTGGTTCCATCCGCTGTATCGGAAATGACGACCTTCGTCACCGGGTCGGAATGCACGTCGCCATCGACAATGCAGGTCACCTTGTCGCCGATCCACCAGTCACGGCCGAACATCGACTGCGGCGTATCGAGCGGGTAGAGCTGAAGATTGCCGGTTGGACCGTTCTCCTTCAGGTGGCTCGCGCCCTTCTGATCCATGAGCCTCTGGGCATCTTCGAGGGTCTTGAGGGTCTCGCCCTGGTAGTTCGGATCGAGGATCGGGCTACCGGAATCCTTGTCCCGCATGATCGGCACATCGGTCACGTCGAAGAACTGCTCGGCGATGATGCCCCAGTAGTCCTCGGAGTCCTTGTCGGTGTACGTCTTCACGTACCTCAGATGCCCGTCGCCGCGAGCGCCGAGAATGGCCCTCGTGCACTTCGGTGCGTTCTGTGAGTACACGAACTGCTTGAGGTTGCCGATCTCGGGACTGAACCGGATGAGCTGGGAGAGGTCTTTCACCTGCCAGCATTCGAGCTTGATCTTGCGTGTCTCGTGGTCGTAGACGTTGCGCCAGCCCAGGCCGCTCTTGGTGGCGATCGGCTTCACGGCGTCCAACAGGTTGTCGTAGCGGACGCTGTACGGAACCTTGTCGCCGAAGTTGTCGTAGGGCCAAGCCGGGTTGCGGTCGCCAGGGGTGTCATAGCCGGCGGGAGCACGGTTCTCGGAGGTGACCGAGTCGGCGCCCGAGTTGGCACTGATCAATCCTTCAATACTTCGAGCCGCGCTGAAGTCGGTGTGCGCGTCCGTATCCCAGTCCTGGCGGTCGATCGGCTGCAACGGGTCCGGGTAGCAGATGTGGTTCTTGGCTATGTAGTTGTCGTCGTAGCCCGTGATGATGAAAGCGCCAGCACCGCTGTCCTCATCGACGGTCCAATACTTCTGGATGCCGGTGACAGTGCCGGACATCAAGACGCGTTCAACGCCCTTGCGGTGCACCACAATTCCAGTGTTCGGCTGGAACAGCTCGGCGTGTGGGGAAGCGCACGAAATCTTGATCTGCCACGTACCGACGTCACAGAACTGGAGAGTGGCGGTGAACTCCTTGTAGTCGTCCACCATGCCGACGATGTTCATGTCCTTGTCGCGGACATAGATCGTGTATTCACCGTTCACGGCGACTCCTCCCGCACAAAGCAGGGGAGGCCAGCCGGTAAGCCAGCCTCCCCATGCCTTTCCCTTTATCCCCAGAGCACCCCGTGCATCATCGCTGCACGGTCCATCGCCCTAAGCAGTGTTTGCTCCGTAGGAACATCCGGAGCCGCATTGATAGTGATGTTGGTTTCACCGCGCCTCGACAAGAGACGCGCAGTCTCGCGGTCGTTGTAGACACGCTCACCGCCCTTGAAATCCACGATCTCTGGGCCTCGTTCACCGACCAGTGCTATGCCCTTGCTCGCGCTCCTGGTGCCCGTGTAATAGCCCTTCGGCGGGAGGTTCGGATTCGCTTGCTGGACGTTGGAGATGTCGCCGTAACGTGCCTTGATGTAATTGATCGCAGCCGCGATGTTGGCGATCGGATCGAGAATGTTCCAGCTCGTTCCGTCCTGGTGGTAGGCCCGGAAGGTCGAACCGATGACCTGGCAGAGCCCCTTCGACGGGTCACCAGCTGCGGCGTTGCTGTCCCAGTTGTTGACCGCGTTCGGGTTGCCGGACGACTCGCGCGTGATCAGAGTGATGAGACCCTGAACCCAGCGAGAGCCGGTTGTGCCGGTCTTGCCCAGGGCAGCCTTGATCCACTCGGTGAGCTGAGCAGAACCGGCCCCACCGCCAGGACCGAAGTCCTTCGGGATGCTGCCGGGCCATGGGTTGAACGAGGGGCCTGAAGTGGACGTCCCGCCGGTCGGACGCAGAGCTGCTGTGGCCTCACGCCAGTACCCCTGGTTCTGAGTGACCCGGCCCGGGTGACCGCCCTGGTTACCGCCGATCGTCGTGTCAGGGCCCACCTTGATGTTGATGTGCCCGTCGCCCCGGTACGTCATCAGGTCTCCGGGGCGTGACTGGCTCACGGGAACGTGCTGCATGGCCGCGTTCCACTGAGCCACAGCCGGCCACCGGTTCCCCGGCGTCCCATGCGGTGAGCCGCCGTACTGGGCATTCGCCCCAGCGTGATCAACGACCCAGCTCACGAAGTCGGCGCACCACGACTCGTAGCCGCCGCTGTAGTACTTCGAACCGCCGTAGTGGTCGCCGGAGGCCAGCTCCTGACGGGCGATGTCCAGCACCTTCCCGGATCCGCCCTGATGGTCGTCCCAGTACTTGCCGCGCTTCTGAAGCCACGGCTTGGCCTTCTCGAAGCCCTTGGCGTTGATCTCGCCGGCCTTATGGAAGGTGGAGGCGATCGTCTTGAGACCAGGCTCGATGACCGCAGCCCAACCCTTGCCGATCGCCTCGAAGTAGCCGCTGTACGGGTCGTCCTTATGGCTCTTCACCCAGGCCCCGCCATCTGCGCCGGCCGAGATCGGACCAACGATGCCGCCGTTGGCGAAGACGTTGCCGCCCAGGCGCGATGCTCGGTTCCAGGCATGGATCGTCTCGTGACCGAGTGCCCTGACAACTTCGGGACGAAGGATGCCCTCGCCTTCGCTGAGCATGGCTGGGACAGTGTCCACACCGGGCCGGTAGCCCGGCACGATGCCGCCCGTAGCGAAGTGCACCGGGCTGAGCGGGTTGCCCGTGCCGGCGAGCTTCGCCATGGCGCCCATCATGCGAACCGCGCCGTTGTTGTACGGCCCGTTGATGGTGGAGCGGGTAGACGAGTCCACGTAGGACATTGCCGAACCCCACGCCGAGCGGATGCTCGAAGCCGCGGACGAGAACTTCGTGCGCACACCCTCAACGCCAGACTTCAGCGCGCTGAACGAGGTCAGTGACGAGTTCTTCGACTGGTTGATCTGTGCGGAGACCGAGCGCCAGGCGTTCCGGTTGTCGGTGTCGAACTGGCGCTCCTTCTGCGTCATGTCCTGCGACACGTACTTCGTCCACGCCTGCCAGGCCGGTTTCACGGTCTGGTTCCAGGCTCGATCGACCTGGCTGCCGATGTTCTTCCAGGACTTCTGCGAGCCCTTCTCGAACCTCTCGGTGGCCGGCGTCAGCTCCTTCACCAGTTCGGCGGTCATACCGTCCATGGACGGCTTGATCTGGCCCCGCCAGGACTGCCGCATGATCTGAGCCATGCGCTTCCAGTCCTTCGCCTTCGCTGCCGCGTTCAAGGCGAGGATCTTGTCTCGGCCCATAGCGTCAGCGGCCTCCGGACGGAGCACCGCTTCACCAGGAGCAAGGAGGGACGGCACACTGTCACGCCCAGGTGCGTAGCCAGGGACCAGACCACCGTCGGCGAACTCGAACAATCCGTTCGTGTTCGGCAAGAGGTCCTTCAGCCCCTCAAGGAAGCTATCGAAGGACTCCTTGAGATATCCGCTGGGATTGTGGACGAACAGCTTGAACAGCTCGAAGTCGGACTTCAGAGAGCCGAAGATCCCGCCCACGGTGTCCTCGACCAACTTCACGGCGTCGCCGAGGGCCTTCTTCGGGTCGGTGATCAGCTCCTTGGCGAACTTCAGGGCCTCGCCCGCATCGTGAACGATCCCCTTCACGGTCTCCCAGATGGACGTCAGGCCGTCGCCGATCATCTTCAGCAGAGCCATCGGACTGAACGTGTCGAGCTGGAACTTCTCCCCGCGTTCGAGGATGTTGCCGCTGCCGTGCCAGATGTCCTTGGAGAAGTTCTCCATGACCACGGGCCCCATAGCGCCGATCGCCAGGCCGGCTACCTGGGTCCACGGGAAGCCCTCGGCCTGGTCTTCCAGGCCGATCGGCAGCTTCTTCACCAGCCAGTCAGGAAGCTTCGCGAGCACCTTGGCGTTCTTCTCGCCAGCCCACTCCGCCTTCCTGTCAGCCCATCCCCGCAGGCGCCGGCCGAGGCTGCCGCCGATGCCCGTGGATGCGAGATTGAATCCAGCGACATCCTTGATCACGCGGAGGAAGGCGGACTCGTCGATCATGTTGCGGAACTCATCGACGATGCCGAACAGGCCGCCGCCCTTAGACCCGCCACCGTGACCACCGCGGCCCAGGAGTCCACCGGCCGGGGCGGAAGCCCCAAGGAGACCACCGTGGGCCGCGTGGGCGCCACCTGAGGCGCTACCACTCCCGCCGATCGAGCCGCCGCCGTAGCCACCGTAGAACGTGCCTGTGTAGTGGTAGCCGGTCGAGCGCGGAGCAGCAGACTTCACCTTGCGGTGTTTGCCGCCTCCACCTCCACTGCCACCGGTATGTCGGTCAACGCTGTCGATGGCGTCTTTGAGGTGGTTGGCCTGAGTCTTCGCCTCACGGAACGCGTCCTTCAGGCTCGTCACTTGGCCGTGCACATGACCCAGGCCCATCGCGCCGAGCTTGCGAACGTGATCCCGCAGACCTGAGCTGGCCGAGGCGCCAACTTCGCTCGAAGTGTCGTGCACAGCAGACTTGAGTGAAGTGAACTGCCCGTGCACGTGGTTGAGGTTCTGCCCGTTCAGGCTCTTTACGTGAGAGACCAGATCGCTCACGGCCCGCTTCGCCTCATCCGCGGCCCGCTTGAGTGAATCAACCTGAGCGTGCACCTTGGCCAGGTCAGCCTGATTCAATCGTTCAACCGCACTGCGCGCCCTGTCCGCGGCTGAACGGCAGGCGTTGACCTTCCGTTGCAACGCCTCGAACTCGGACTGCACCTTGGCGAGGCTGGAGCGGTCAACCTTCTGGACGCGGTCGTGCAGGTTATTGGCGTCGAGCTTGACTTCCTGAACCTTCAGGCGCAGCTGCTCGAAACGTTGGTGAACCTCGGTGAGGCCGGTCTCGTTGAGCTGGTGGATCTTCGCGATGAGCTTCTGTACGGCGTTCTCGGCGCTCTTCGCGGCTGCGCTGCTCTCTCGCAAGGAGCGTTCTTGCGAGTTGTTGCCACCGGCCTTGTTGTCGTTCCAGGTGTCCCGGAACGATCCGCCAGTGACCTTCGCCTTGACGGCCTTGCCGAATGCTCCGAGGTTCTTCACTCCGGATGCAAGCTTCTTGATGGCTGTGATCGCCAGTTTGACGGGCGACATGGCCAGGTTGATCGACTTGCCGAAAACCTTGAAAGCCGTACCGGCGATGATTAGTCCAGGGCCGAGAACTGTTGCGGCCATCAGGCCGAACTTCTCAAGGTCCTTCATCCAGCCCGGCTGCTTCTCTATCAGGTCAGCAGCCTTACCGAATCCCTCGAACAGCAACTTCACGCCGGGAGCAGCCGATTTGATCGCCGACGAGATGATGGGCATCCATTTGTCGAACTGCGTGCCCACACCATCGAGCATCTTCGCTATGTCCTGGCCGAACTGCGTGAACTCGACATCGCCGTTCTTGTCGAGGATCGCATGACCCTTTTTGTCCTGCTTCTGGAACAGGCCGCGAAGTTTCACGGCCATGTTTTCCTTGAAGTTCTCCCACCTGCCACCCATTGTGGACGTGGAAGACCTCTCGGCCGCACCTTGCGCAATCTTCATGATTGCGGGCATGACCTTCTTATTGAAGTCCTCGATCGGGATGGCGCCGCCGGGCGTTGCCATCTCCTTGAGCATGTCGCCCGACGACTTGAAGCCGAGCAACTTCGCAATCTCGCCCTCGGACGAGAAGCCGGCCTCGACCATCATGCGCAAGTGGCGGGTGTCCAGCTTGCCAGCCTTCTCCATGTAACCGTACGCATTCATCGCACGGTTGAAGGCCGCAGGCGTTGTATTTCCGCTCTGGGCCAGTGAGTCCGCGATGGTCTCGATCGCGTCCTTGGCATCCATTGCGGCCTGCTTGGCAGCTGACCCGGCACCCTTGAAGGTTCGCGTCAGAACCGCCTCGTACTCCTCCATCTGAGAGAAGTTGTAAGGCGTCTTGAGGGCGAAGTCCTGAAGCTCGTTGAAGATGCTCTGGGTCTCCGAAGCGGACACCTTGAAGTTCTTCATCTGCATTGTGGCTCGCGTGAACGAGTCCGCGGACTTGCCGCCGATCATCGTCATTGCCGTGCCGATGCCGAGCACCGGGAGGACGATGTTGTGGTTTACCAGGCGGCCCAGCTCGGCCGTACCGGTACCGAACTTCTCGATGCCGTGGCCCCAACGCTGGGTGGCCACCACCAGGCCGGAGTCCACCTCACTGTTGAAGCGGTGCATACCGCGGCGGGCAGACGTCGCCATGGCGCCAGCTGCGCCGGCTGCGCCCTCGGACATCGACCGGGCTTGTGCGGTGCCGGCTTCACCGCCAGCTCGGCGAGCCTCGGCGACCATCGCCTGAGAGGCGGCCCTCTGTTCTTCCAGGGCCTCGCCGAAGCCGGCCTCGGCGGACGAGGCGAACTCCTGTGAGAAGCCCGCGCCGGCCGCCCGGCCGGACTCCTTGGCTGATGCCTCCGCAGGGGCCAGCAGTTCCCTGGTGTTGATCCGGCTGGCCTTCATGCTGTCGCTGAAGGACTTAACGAACGCCTTGCCGGACTCGGCGCCCGCCGAATCGATGGACTTGATGATCTGCTCACGGAAGGCGTTGAGCGCCGTGCGGTCTACTCGTGGGGTGACGTCGAGATAGCCAGAGCCAACGTGGATCGGACTTTCATTGGCCATGGCTGGCTCCTCACAGGTTAGACATTTGCTGGAAGAACCCAGCCAACTCCTGACCAGAAGCGAACTGTTGCTTCGGCTTCACAGGCTCAACACCCGGCCGCGGAATGGGCTCGGGGAACTCAAGGTCGTCGGACTCGCCGCTATTCGCCTTGATGAAGTAGAAGTTTCCCTCCGCGATGCGATCAGCGATCGTCGCCAGCAGATGCGTCTCTACGTTCCACTCGGTTGCCTTGTCCATCTTCATCAGCAGCAGGGACCGACCGCCCTTAGCGGTCAACGCCTCGATAAGTACGTGCACTCGGCGCAAGGAAAGCCCACCGCACCACAAGTCGCACAGATCCACGCGGAAGAACGCCAGCAGATCGGCTTCCAGCTCATCGCCATACCGGTTGATGATGCGGAGGGTCTGGATCAGTTTCCCGCTGCGTCCTCGGGAGCACCGAAGCCGGCGGCCTCCATGACACGGCCCGACAGCTCGTCGAACTCCTCGATGGTCGGGTCCAGACGCTCCAGCTTCGCGGCCTGGTCGGCACCCAGCACGGCCTCAACCAGGGCTACCGGGCCGACCTCGGGGGACTCGACAAGCTTCAGCACCCGGTACGAAAGCTTCTTCGGGGCCGGCACGAGGAACACCTCGTCCTTGAACTCGACCGGGACCGGCTCGTTCGTGGCTTCCGCCTTCTTCGCGGTGGCAACGGACTTCTTCTCAACGGCAGTGGACATAGCAAGCTCCAGTAAGGTGATGGCGTTCAGGGGAAAGGGCGTGCCGGGGCATTTACAGCCCGCCCCGGCGAAGGCCGTAGATGTTACGCCTTGAGCGCGATCTCGCCCGTGTAGTCGTGACCGGCAGCGAAGTTGGCGCCGGAAACAGGGCCGGTCGCCCCAACGGTGACGGCAGCGATCTGGTCGAGCTGCGGCTTCGGGGCAGCCGCCTTCAGGTCGAATTCGCCGGACGTAATGACGTCGTCGCCCTTCTTGACGGTCAGGGTGTATGTGCCGGCCTTGTCGGTCGAGGCAGAGGTGATGGTGCCGGAGAGCTTGCCGTCTTCCTTGACCTCTTCGAAGGCAACGGAGGGAACAGTGTCAGCCATGAGTGGCCTCCTTGAGAATTGGGACTACTTGACTTCGCAGTCGCCCGTGTAGGACCCGGCTTCGAAATTGATGCCGGAGACTGAACCAGTGCCGCCGATCGTCACTGGGGCAATGGGATTGAGAGTGGGCTTCGGGGACGCCGTAATCTCAATCGAACAGGTCGCCTTGTTGCCGGTATCGTCATGCAGCTCGACCACATAGGATCCGGGCTTGACGCTGTCCTCGACTTCGACCGTGCCGGTAAGAACGCCTGTCGCATCAACGAGCGCGTTGACCGTAATGCCCGGCACGGCGCCGAGCATGCGCTTCGTGGGCATGAGCGGGCTCCTTACTTGGCGGGGTCAGCGTCGCCGGAAACCTGGTCATCCTTCGGCCAGGCGTAACCAACCAGCTCGGCCTTAGCGCCTGCGGCCACTTGATTCGGACCCTTGACCATGACGTTCGGGGAGGAGGACATGTCGTCCGTGGTGAACACCGAACCGAGAAGTCCACCGTTGTCGAGGGCGTCAATGGTCAGCTCGTACGTCTGGTTCTTCGAGCGGGTCAGGGAGATGCCACCGCGGTCCGAGATCATCGCTCGGCCAATGACACAGCGGTTGCGAACCTGGGAGTCACCGGAGCCCTGCGACCAGTCCACGACAAGGGCGATCTCCTTGAGGTCCGGGTTCGAGCGAATGTCGAGCTGGTACTCGACATCGCCATTGGCAGACTTCTTTACCGGCTTCCACTCCGAACCGAAGAACAGCTCGGTGGTCTCCTTGTTGACCTCCATGAGCGTGGACTTGATCTGGAACGAGGCGGACTTCACCGTGTACAACACGGGCACCGCGGACTGCCAGACGTTCACGGCATCGGTGTCGATCTTCGGGGTGATGGTCACGCCGTTCTCGTCCGAGTAGCCGAGCGGAACGAAGCCGAACTCGGCCGGGTCATCAGAGGTGTTGGTCGGCAGGTCGGTCTTCGAGCTACCAGCAAAGCGAACGTACAGTTCACCGTCAGGGGCGAACCGGATCCTGCTCGCGTCGTTGTTGTCGGCCATGAGTGGCCCTCCTAGGTTTCGATGAAGAAGACCGCGATGTTCCCCAGGAAGCGGAACTCGCGAGAAGTGGAATCAGGGAAGGCCCGAGGAGCCCAAACCTCAGACACGTCAAGAACCTGAACGCCGCTCACAGACCTGCCGGGAAAGTCCTCAAGCAGGTATTCGCGGCATGCATACGCCAGAGAGGCAGCCGTCTCCCGATCGGGGCCGTACACGTTGATCGAGAAGTCGGCGCGGTCCATGCGGTCACGAACCATGCGGACTCCGCCGGCGTGATCCAGGATGATGGCTGGCAGGCCCGTCTTGCGGCCCACCAGATCAGGGCCAATGAAAACTCCCCGGAACTCATCCAGGGAGCTGAGATATGCGATGAGGAAGGATGCGGGATCTCGTCTCATCGCACCGCTACCTTCGTGAGAGCGTTCAACAGGTAATGGCCGCCGGGGTGCTTGACGCCCTTCTTGTCGGTCCAGCCGTACTCAAGGAACATGGCGTGACGCACGCGAGCGTTCGCCTCGGTCAGCACGAACGACCTGTAGCCGTTCCACGAGTCAAAGTGGTTCACCACATCGACGTTCTTGGCGACCTTGTTCCAGTTGTCGGCCTTCGTCTTCGGAACCATCCCGACGTAGGTGTTCCGAACGTCGTTGGCGATCTTGTAGCAGACTTCGCCAACGGCAGAAAGCGTCTTGATGTCACGCTCGAAGGTGGGGGAGAAGGAAAACTCGCTCAATTCTCAACACCCCAGACCTTCAGCTTGATGTGCCACAGGTTCCCGAAGCGCCACGGCTGCGGCTCGCCCTCCACAGCGAAGTGCTTGCCGCCGCACTCAATGCGGTCCGTGCACTCGACAGGCACACCGTCAGGCAGATAGACGGTGAAGCGCTCCTGTGCGGTCTCGCGCTCCGGGGAGCGAGCGGTGAACACCTTGTCTGGCTGGACGCTCGCGAGGCCCCGCCATACGCACTCGGCGTGCTCCCAGTCGCGATGCTCGGAGTAAGCGCCGTGAACCAGCTCGGCACGGAGCACCCTCACCGGGTCGGTGAAGAACCGCCGCATCACACCCTCCGCACTGTCACGGAGGTCGCCCGAATCCGGTACGAACTCAAGGCGGTCTGTGCGTACTTGGACAGCCCGGTGCCGGTGCACGCGCCGAAGTACGAGACCTCAAGGTCACCGACCTTTTCGGACTGGACTCCAGGGGAGACAGCAAGGGCCTGGATCACCTCGGCACACACCACGGAACGCACGACGGCAGGGACCTCGGTGTAACCCCAGGACGCGATGACGGTGACATGGCCCTCGAACAGTCCGAGCTGTTCGTTCCACCCATTCCAGCCCTGTCGCCGGAACAGACAGTGATCCGTGCAGCGCCAGTCGCGGAGCACCAGGCCCTCACCGAGGCGCACCTCGTGCACGACAAGCCCCGGCCAGTACCGGCGAGGCAGGCCGAGCCACTGAGTGTTCTCGCACGGCAGCCGAACCAGATCCTCGTCGTGGTGTTGGAAGTCGGTACCGCAGTAGTCCACGACGAACGCGGAGATGTCCTCGATGAGGGCCTGGACGCGGGGCTTCTCCTCTTCGGGGATCGGCCGGCTTATTCGGGCTGCGACATCATCGACGGTTGCCAGAGCAGGCATGGCAGCCTCCTCTACTTCTTGAGCGCGGCAGTGCCGGTGTAGGAGCCGGCTTCGAAGTCGATGCCTGAGATGGCCTGGCTGGTGCCCACGGTGAAGGCCGGGATCGGAGCGAGCGTCGGACCGGTCGGAGCCGGGATGTAGAAGTCCGTCTGGGCTGTGCCGACGAGCTTGCCGTCATCGTCGTAATACGTGACCTGGAGGTCATGCAGACCGGGGAGAAGGTTCTCGACGTCGTCCTCGGTGCCCAGCGGATCGGCGTCGGTCTTGTACGTGGTGATGAGGCCGTCGTCCCAGCGGAACTCGAAAACAGCCATGGTCCCTCCTAAAGGGTCAGGGGAAAGGGGCCGCCTCGATGGCGGCCCCAGACCGAACGAACCGATTAGGCGGACTTGGTGCCGGTGCCCTTCACGGCAACCTTCACGCCGGCGGCCTTGGTGCGGGACAGGTCGATGCGGACCGCGCGCATGATCTTGAACTTGTCCTGGTCGGGAAGGCTGACACCGGAGAGCTTCGCTGCGGTCAGGCGCGCGTACATCTCGTTGCAGTACCGCTTGTCCTCGGTCACGGTGGAGTAGCCGAGGTAGGTGTTGATCACCGAGCGGTCGGTCATCTTCTCGTGGGAGTAGTCCACCAGCCAGCGCAGGGCAACGCCGTCCGCGGAGGCGCCGGCACCGAAGGTGGCGCCCTTCGGGATGGCCGGGGCCTTGGTGCACTGGATCATCGCGGTGGGGTGCCACATGTACATGTGCAGGCCGGCGGAGACGCCCTTGGTGTCGCCCTGGACTGGCATCGCGGCCAGCTCGGAGCTGGTGACGATGTTGATGCCGTACATCTGGCCCACGATCGCCCGGCGCAGGGCGTCAGTGGTGCCGGACCAGTCGGCGCCCTGGAACATCGGGTCCTTCAGGAGGATCGATTCGACCTCGGGCGTGGTCAGGATGTATCGGCCGGACTGCGGGGCGCCCATCGCGTTGAACGCCTTGCGGGCGTCGATGATCGCGTTGCGGATCGCGAGCGCGTCTTCCTTGAGCTGGGCCTCGGTCTGCGGGTTCTCGTACAGCTCGGCTGCGACGGAGACAGGCTCTGCAGGAAGACCGAACTGGGCCTCGGACCCGCCCTTGCCGAAGCGGGTGGTCAGCTCTGCGGCCATGCGCCAGTCGAGGTACTGGGCGAAGCCGTCCGTCTGCGGCTTGAGGATGTCGGCCGCGAAGGTGTCGATGTCGAAGTCAAGCTGCTCGTCCGTCAGCTCGACCGCGGAGCCCTTGTTGTCGGTCAGCTTGACCTGGATGTACGTCTCCTCGGTGTGCTGCGGCGACAGGCTGTCGTGCACGAACTTGGAGTCGTGGTCGTACTTCCGGCTCGGGTCCTGGTCCTTGCCGTCGCCCCACTCGGTCGGCGCGAACGAGGCGTTCGACTTGCCGATGTTCTGGACGCCCACGGAACGGGTCGGTCGCTTGATGTTGACGACCTCGCCGACCGTGCCCTTGAAGTCAGTCGAGCTGTCGCGGTAGCAGAGCTTCGAAAGGGTCAGCTCCTGGTTGAGAAGCCCCAGCGCACCGTTGGTGACCCACTTGGGCTGAGTAATCCGGATCGACTCGTGCTGAGTGGTGTCCGGAACGTAAGGAGGCTGAATCGGGTTGTCGGCCATAGGAATCTCCTGAAAAAGGCATGAAAAAAGGCCCCACGAGGGGGCCTTGAAAGAGGAGATGCAGGCGTTAGTACTGCATCATCTGGTTCACACGCTCGGCGATCGACTTCGGGTCGTAAGCCTTGGAGGGGGCCTCGCCCGTGACGCCGATGCCGATGTTCTGAGCGAACTTCGGCTGAGCCGGCTGCTTGCTCGCCAGGGCCTGAACGAAGGACTGGATCGCGTCCGCGTTCGGCTCGCCTTCCGCCAGGAACTTCGAGAGGTCGAGCGCGCTCGTGATCTCCTCGGTCAGTTCGACGCTGGCCTTTGCGGCAGCCGCGCGAAGCTCGGCGCTCGCCAGCTTCGTACCAACCTCGGACAGGGCAGCGGCACGAGCATCAGCCTTCGCGGCCTCAAGAGCCTTCTCCGCATCGCTCATGCGCTCCTGGCGCATCTTCTCCACCTCGGCCTGAAGCCCATCCAGCTCGGCCTTGTTGCTACGTGCCCGCTCCTCCCACGTACGCGCATGCGCCTTCCAGTCCGTACGCTTCGCAGTCTCCTCACCAGGAGTCTCGACAGCAGCCGGAGGCGTCTGCTCGCCAGTCGCAGGGGCGTCGGGCTGGGCAACCTGTTCACTCATAACGATGGTCCTTTTCGGAAAACAGAAAGGACCCCGCGCGGGGTCCAGATCAATCACTTACCGGCAAGCTCACGATTCGCATTGCCACTGTTGCCCTGCGGTGCCTTTTCGGCAGTCTTCTGGGCCTGGTCCTCGTTGTCGGTCTGAGGATCGTCCGGGCCGTACTTGTCGGCCATCTCCTTGGCCTTCTCGGCCTGCTCCTCCGAGAGAGCGTCGAACCGCTCGATCTCCGAGGGAGTGAAGCCGGCCTTCTCCCAAAGCACCCTCTGGGGAACGCCGATAGTGGAGAGCTTCACAAGGGAGTCAATATGCTGCGCCTCGGTGCGCCTCTCAGGGTCACGCCAGATCGTCTCGGCGGAGAACGCCTCTGCGCGGGAATCGCCCTTGATCTGGAACGCCAGTCGCATTGCCTGTTCCCAGGCTTCGCCGAAGTACAACATCCGTTCCTGAGCCTTGGCGACGAGGCCGGACTCTGCGGACGTGATGGCGTCTCCTGAGGGGATCATGCCGCCGCCACTGAGGAAGTAGTGGAACGGTATTCGGCTGATCGATGCGAGGTGCTGAACCAGCATCTCGATCAGCGTCACGTAGTTGCTGAGGTTGGCGGCCTCGAACTGGCCGAACTTCACCTCGGGCGACTCGGCCTGCAACAACTTGTCGATCGCGACTTGGAACGGGGCGATGGGCCTGCCGGCCGAGTCCTCCTGGATCTCCAGGCCGGTGACGTACCGCTGCGGCCAGGCAGCGAACTCAGAGGCGATTGCGGCATCCATCACCGTCTTGTTGATCATGTCCTGGATGGGGATGATTGAAGACAGCTCGGACTTCGGATGCTGGTACAGGTCGGACCGCGTGTTGACCTGGATCACGGGGACGGTGCCCAGAGGGTTGGCGGTCGTCTCCTTCGAGACCCAGCCACCGGGCGCGTCCTGGTCCAGGTACATGCTGTAGACCGTGGTCGGCGTCCAAAACGTTGCGTACTGGCGTCCCCACTCGTCCACGTAGCTCTTCACCGCGGCCTCAAGCTGGCGCCGGCTGCCCGGAACAGTCTTGACCGCGATGTGGGAGAACGGCTCCGGCGTGATCGTGGGGTTGCCGTCCTCGTCCGCCCAAACCGTGAGGAAGGAGCGGCCGTTGACTAGAGCGTCGGTGTGGGTCGAGTTGCTGTCAGCGTCGAGGAAGTTGCGCTGCCAGATCTCCTGGGCGTCCTTGTCCGCGGCCGGCTCATCCGTCATACGGAAGCCCTCGACGCGGGTACGTTCCGTGATGGAGTCGATGATCATTCCGCAGAAGTTGTCGGAGAACTTCTCGAAGATCTTCTTGAAGTTGTCCTCGTACTTCGCCTGAGCGAAGGCCATCTTCTGATTGGCGCCCGTGTAGTACCCGTAGTTGTGGCGAGCCTGGTGCCACTGCTGCTGGACACGCCCGATGAGAAGGTCGAACACCTTCTGGTCGTCAGGAGACAGGAAATCTGGTACCAGCATAGGGACTCCCGGAATTGCTCGGGAGTGGTGCTCCCTGTGCTTAAAAGCCGACCACTCTGGCTCGGCGTATCTTCATGCGTCCATCAGCGATGGCGTCTGCTCGCGCCTCGAAACTCAACACCGCAGCCACGGCGAGGTCGATCTTCCGTTTCGAGCGAGGAGACGTCTTGCTGATCAGAATTCCTTGCGGCACTTCACGAGCAACCGCGTTGAGAACATGACGGGTTAGGTCGCCGTCGCCGCCATGACAGAGATCTCCGACCATGACCGCGCTATGGAAGCGATCTAGGGCCTGGACCATGCGTGTGGGCCGGTTCGTCCAGTACTCGAATACCTTGTCATCGCCGTACTCGACTGCCCATCGACCAAGGGCCTCTTGGAAATAGGGCGGGTCACCGTACAGCCACTCAACGCGATAAGTCGTGAATGCCCGGCGCACCGCGGCCTCGACAGCGAGAACGTCAACTTCCCAGTCTTCGCGAGCATTGTCGGGACGCTCCCAGAGGCCGAGGTTGATGAGCTTGCCGTCTCGCAAGCGGCAACCTACGAGCCCTGTGGAGTCGTTGAACAAGCTCCCGTCGAATCCCAACGCGATCTGGTCGCCAGGCAGGATCGGATCACTGTCCTTGCGGCAGTCGTCCCACTCAGGCTTCGCGATCCAGGTGTCGGCAGACTCCTGAATCTTGTTGAGGTAGAACCGGTAGGCGTTGGCGTCTGGCGTCCGAGGGTCCTGGATCGCCTCAACGATGCCGTCCACATCGACCCAGTACGAGTCTGCGTACGCCTGCTCTACGCCCTCGCGGACAGCTTCCGTGTCCTTGAGGTCGATGGTTTCGGAGTCGGCCTCAACGCAGTCGTACAGCAGACCCTTCGCCCCGGCAGTGAACGCCTCGAACGTCCGCTGAGCGACAGACATCTCGTTGGGATTGAACGCGTTCGTGGACTCCAGCAAGCGGGAGCCGGCGCCGGCGGTCTTGCGAACGTTGCGGTCCAACACCTCATAGACGTGAACGCCCTGGTTGGACTCCACGAGGTGATGCGACTCGTCCAGGCACACGAACGACTGACGGGCCCCTTCGAGGCCCCGCGACGATGCCGTGACTGGCTGGATGGAACCAGGCTTGCCAGACTTGAACTGGACCATCGTCTTACCGATGTCGAGCCCGTACTCGTGCTCGGCCGGCGACTCGGCCAGCATGCCGCGGATCGCGTCATACACGTTCCGCGTCTGGTCGATCGAGGTAGCCGCGAGGTTCACCAGCGGCAGCGGCACAGCCTTGCCCACCGGGTTGCCGTTCTCATCCCAATGGGAGAACCGGGCGGGCCCGATGAACTCGATGATGCAAAGTGCCGCGAGGAGCGGGGACTTACCCCAGCCCTTCGACCGGCGCAGGGAACCCGAGGAATACACCCACCGGCCGTCGTCATCGACCGCGAACCAGTGAACCAGGAAGCGGATCTGCTCAGGGGTGAAGCGCCATGGCTTGCCGGCGCTCTCGCCGTCCGGCTGAACGATGTACCGCTCCGCCCAGTCAAGGATTTCCCAGGCAAGCGTGTGCTTCGGGGGAGTGGAGGGGATGTTGCCGGTCTGCATCACCCCTCCTTGAGTTGTCTATCCGAACGCCTGCTTGTAGCGGTCCATGGCGACAACCTTCCGGTCGGCCTGAGTGGTTGGTTTTTCGTCCTCGACGTGCTTGTCGAAGGACATGCGGAGCCTCGACCGGTCCTCGGTGGTGGCGCCCCACTTGGCGACCCTGAGCCGGATCTCGGCGGCCAACTTGGTGTCGCCCTGGTGGAAGCGGTCCACGAGGACCGTGGTCAGCTCCAGCTCGGTCCAGTCGGTCTCCTCGAACGTCTCGACCTGCGGAGAGCGACACCACGTGTCCCAGAAGCGCCTGGCGCCGGCCGTGGTGATGTTCAGCTCCTCGGGCAGCTCGCGGCCCGCCTGAGCCGCACCGGAGACCTTGTTCTCGAACGGGGGCTTGTTGCGCCGGACCGCGTTCGCCTTGGGCGCTCGACCTCGGCCTGCCATCAGAGCTTGAGCCCCTTCACGTCCTCCAGGCCCTCGTACAGGTCGGCCAAGTCCTCAAGCTCGTCCATCGCGTCATGGCGCCACGAACGGCGCTGTGCGGCCTTGCTCATGTGCTTGCCGGCGGGAGAGGAGTCGTTCCAGTCCTCGTAGTCGTCGTAGCGAGACATCAGCTACCGCTTCTTGCCCTTCGGCGGCAGCGGCTTGGTCGCGGCCTTCTTAGCGGGCTTCATCGGCGGGACGGTCTTCTTGGCGGAGCCGGGCTTGGCGGTCGGCTTCTTACCCTTGGCGACAGGAGCGGCCGGGATGGTCTTCTTAATGGCCATTGCGTTCCCTCATGGTCTTGAGTCGATGGCAGCCCTTGTGGACTGCGCGAAGGTTGTCCAGCTCGTGTGATCCGCCGCGGCTGACAGGGACGAGATGGTCTGCTTCATCGGCGCCTGGAGCGCCGCACAGGTAGCAGGTCCAGCGGTCCCGCATGAGGCACTGCTTGCGTCTGGTGCGCCAGTCGGACGGTCGGCTGAGGTTCCTTGCGGACGTGCGCTGCCACGGCTTCCGAGGCTCGTGGTGGTCGATGCAGCGACCGCTGTGGACGGTCACCTTCGGACAGCCGGCCTCAAGGCACACCGACTTCGCTCTTGGCATGCCGAGCCCCCATCGACTGATTGAAAGATGCGGTCCGGCTGACTGGACGAGCTTTTCTGCCTCAGAGGGGAGGCTTACTTTTCAGTCGTCTCCATCGAAGTGGATCTCCGTCATGGGCAGTCAGCCGGAAAGAATGAAGGCCCCCAAGAGTTGCTTGTCTGGTCTTGGGGGCCGTTGCCTTCCGAAGCTCAACCAGGAGCCGAACGGCTCTACCAGGAGCAGGTCTCTCGGAAGGGAACCTATTACTTATCGACAAGGCTGTTCAGTAACTGAGTCGCTTAGTGAATGTTAGGCGCCCTTGAGGCGCCCTCACCGAGCTGACTTAGCTGCGTTTCACCTTGTTGCCGTGTTCCATAGTTATATATGGCGTTACTCGACAGCGTTTGTAACGCTGGAGAACATGTGAATTGAGTCACGTGGGAAGTGATCCGGTTAAGTAAGGGGCTCGCTGACGCGACCCCATGGATGATTAAACCGTCCAGCGAAGCTAGCTAAGCAAGGAAACAATTCCGCGTGGGCGTGTCATTCCCACTGTCATGCTTTGAGCTTCGTGACGATCGTCACTTTCCCGATTCTCGGCCTTGCGCATATAGGGGACGAGGCTTGAAGGTCAAAAGTTGACGCCCTCGTTCGGGCTGTGGTCATGTTGAGCCATCGCCGGGAGGCCAGCGGGTGAAGCCGGACCGAACAGAGCGATCGAAGCCCCTCGGGGCCTTGAGAACTGCACAGAGAGCACGCACCGCGCATCAAGTCGAAACCGCGTCAGCCGGGCCGCAAACGGCACGGCTGGCCGGTCTGACCGGGACTACCCGCCCGGCGCTGACGAGACAGGGAGATGTGCACGTGGGCAACATCCAGCTCAGCAAGACGGCCTTTCCTCAGACCGGACAGCAGATCCGCTGTCTGGTGATGGACCAGGACGTTCTCTTTGCCGGAACCGACGCTGCCAGGGTCCTCGACATCAAGTACCCCGGCAACGCGATGCAGCGGATCGACGAAGCAGACAAGATGGTCGTGACCAGGGAAGATGCGATCTCTTGGGTTTCGACTCCAAGTGATCTGAGCGGCTTCATGGGCAAGGCGCCGAGCATCACCTTCCTCACCGAGCCGGGCCTGTACGACCTGATCCTTAGGTCCGACCAGCCACAGGCCAAGCCGTTCCGCCGCTGGATCACCGCGGACCTCCTTCCCTCGCTCCGGAAGGGCGAGCTAGACCAGGGTGAGCAGTGCTCCAAGATGGAAGGCGCTATCCGAGAGGCCATCGGTGACGAGCTGACGATCATCGGCACAGCGCGTGCCACGAAGGGCGAGGTCGAGATCCACGCCGACGGTTCCGTTCATTGCCTCCACGGGCGGATGGAGTTCAAGCCCGCGAGCCGCAGCCACTGGGGTGAGGAGTACGAGGCGTACTTCCGCTGCCCGTACGTCCTGCGGACCGAGAAGACGAAGCGGGGCTCGGAGCGGATCATCACGTCCTGCGGCACGGTCGGCGAGGCCGTGATCCGGAGCACCGTCAAGCCATCCGCGGAGACGCCGGCCAAGGTGGAGCGAGTTTCCGTCGCGCCGGCCGAGTCGTTCTCGGTGGACATGGCGGCCGTCATGGGCTTCTGCCAGCGCAAGATCACCGACATGGAGCCCGCGGAGTTCGCGGCCTTCATGAAGGAGTTCGCCGCGTGATCGACACCCTCTTCGAGCTGGACCAAGCGCTCGACCTGGGCAACGGAGAGTCCCTTCCATGGAGGCCACGCCAGGGCGCGAGGCTCTACTCGGCGACCACGGTCGGACGGCTCCCCACTATGGAGCGGACCCGCAAAGACTCGTGGGAGATTCCTGACTGGGGAAAGTCAAAGATTGACGGTCGCCTGTACTTCAACACCGCAGGGCTCGCGGCGATGATCCTCCACTACACCGAGAGCGAGTGGGACTGGCTGGCCTGGGAACTGGTAGACGAGGCCATGGAGATCCGTGCTGAGGCGTACGGTCGCCAGGGCGGGTACCTCAATGACCGGACATACGGGAAGATGTTCTCAGCGTTCTTCTCCTGGCCCTACCAGGAGTATGAACGGGGCTTGTGCGGATGATTCTCGATGGAGACGAGTTCGCTCGGGCCTGCTTCAACGCGCATTCGTTCCTGCCCGCCAGGTGCCCGTACAAGACGGCACTGCTGCGGACGGCGCCGGGCCACATGGACCTCACGGCCACAGACGGCTACGCGGTCGGTAGAGCCCTCATCAGCTCAGACAGCATCACTGGGGAACCAGTGAGCATCGAGCTCTCTCGGGATGACCTCCTTGCCCTCGACAAGGCCGGCCGAGCCGCCAAGGGCGAAGTCGAGCTGAGCCTCAAGGCTGGTGACGGCATCGTCGCGACCTACCCGTACGGCGGCGCCGGCCCCGTATCCGTCATGGATCAGACCGGCCGCGGCCCCGATCTGGCTGACCTCTGGGACGCCTGCGACGAGTTGCTTGCCCAGCTTGAGGACTGCCCCGAGCGCATCGCTTTCGATCCGGCGATCCTCATGCGATACGGCAAGGTCAAGACCCCCAAGGGGACGTCGCCGATGCTCGACATGGCCTTCGGGTCCGCTGATCGTCCCGTGCTGGCCAAGGTCGGCCCCGGCTTCGTCGGGGCCGTCATGCCGGTCCAGAGGGGCATTGCAGGCTCCTGTGAGGCCCGAGGCGAAGCCTTTCTTTGGTGAAGCCCATAAAGCTCGTTTATGAACTCATAGCGTCCAGTTTTGACATTCGATAGTCCAACCGTCAAAGATGTGATCAATGCACCGGGCCGCCGCCGGGGAAGTACCACTATCGGAAAGGCAACGTCATGCCAGCGCCACGCAAGGTTGAGCCTGAGGTATTGATCAAGATGTACGTGGACCTTCAGATGACGCCTTCTGAGATCGCCCGCCAGACGGGCCTGACTCCCGGTGGCGTGCAGCGGGCGCTTGAGCGCGCGAAGGTCTACGAGAAGACCACCACGAGGTCAACGGGCCTGCTGCCGTGGGACGTTCCGACCAAGCGCGCCCAGAACAGGATCGCCGAGGGGGCTCGCGTCCACATCGCCGTCAGGGACGGCAAGGGTGACGAGCTGAGCGAAAACCAGAAGGCGAAGTACCGCGTCTGGCTCAAGAACCAGGAGACCCAGATCGCGATTTATGAGCCGGACCACGAGCGTGGCTGGCACTGGATTCCCCGCCTCGCTGGCCACGGAGACATGCTCATCGTTTGGAACAACCCCGAGAGGGAGCTGACAGACGACCTGCGTGACCTATGGACTAAAGACTCAAAGAACGAGTGGCATAGGTCCTAGCTAGGTGTAACGAAAGAATTAAGAATGCGACGGGAGTAACTGGTCCAGACCTACCATGGGACCTACGGCCCTAGACTTTTGTTCGCCGCCGAATGCACCTCTCATTACAGGAAGCACGGAGACCGACAGGTGCTCACCACTCTCGCCAGTCTCGCCCCTCTTGCGGAAACCGCGGAAGACCTACTGAAGGTCATGCTCGCGTCCGCCATCGTCGGCGTAGCAATGACGACCCTCTTTGGAGGGCGAGACAGCAAGGAAGGCCACGTGGAGCGCATACAGCGCGCCGATGGCTCCCAGTTCATCGAGCAGTTCTGTCTTTGCATGCCGCGTGATGCGGCAGTGAGACGCTCTGCTCATATCCCCAAGACAGCGCTCTTCGTAGGCGAGGAGATACCCGAAAGGTACGACCCGTGTGGCAGGAACCATGCCATACGGCGGAACTACTGGCTCCCCAATGAGAGGGACGCCGAGTACGGGAGGAAGTATAAGATTGCGTAATCGCTCCTATAGCCAATACAGCCAGTACGGCCGGTGTGGACACGAATACGAACTCGAACGCGTGAAGCGAGTTCCCGTCCCGCCGGCCGCTTGGTTTATGCAGGGAACCGCGGTGCACGCCGCCATCGAGGCGTTCGAGAAGTCCGGCCGCACGATGAGCAAGGTTGAAGCCGTAGACGCCTACGTGGACGCCTGGTCCCACGAGCAGGAGGCCATGTTCCGCAAGGAACCCGACCTGGAGAAGTGGCGCTGCCTCGGCCGCAAGCGGCCCCCCAAGGACCTCGAAGACCGCTACCGCGAAGGCCACCGGCAGGTCGTCGGCTACATCGACTACGTCAAGGACTCCGGCGAGACCATCTGGACTCTCCCCGACGGGCAGCCGGCCATCGAAGTCCGCTTCGAGATCAAGCTCAACGGCGTGCCTGTCATCGGCTTCATTGACCAGATCATCGAGCACCCCGACCTCGGCCTCATGGTCCGAGACATCAAGACCGGCACGAAGCTGCCCGGAAACCACATTCAGCTCGTCCTGTACAAGCTCGCCATCAAGCAGCTGTACGGCGTCGATATCGCCTACGGGGACTATTGGATGGGGAAGAACCTTGCCCCCACCGATCCGCAGTGGCTCGATAACGTAGACCCTGCGTGGTTGGCCGAGCAGTTCAGGCAGATGGACATTGCCGAACGGAACAAGGTCTACCTCGCCAACCCCGGCGACCACTGCCGCATCTGCGGAGTGAAGAAGTGGTGCAAAATTTTTTCGAGCGAAAGTCAAAACTTGACGTGAGCAGCATTTCAATCACTCACACCATGGCAAACGGCGACACGGTCACCGTCGCCGGAAACACCTGGCAAGAAGTCGGCGCCCAGTTCAACGCCCTCATCGGGGTGGCGCCGCTGATGCTCGACACCATCGCCCAGTCTGATGCCGCCTATTCGCTCGGCAACCTCGGTGCCACCACCATCACCAACAAGTAAGACCAGTACGGGAGAAACAGCAATGACCGAGATGCATGCAGACGAGTTCCTGATGGGCGGCTCCGGTGCCCCGGCTGCACGATTCGACCACATCGGCGCCACCATCACCGGCTACGTCGTCGGTCGCCCCCAGGTGAAGCAGATGACCGACTTCACCACCAACGAGCCGCTTGCCTGGCCCAACGGCGAACCCAAGCTCCAGCTCATCGTCACCCTCGCCACCGACCAGAACGACCCCACCATCGAAAGTGATGACGGCCTGCGCCGCGTCTACGTGAAGGGTCAGATGAAGAAGGTCGTCGCCGACGCCGTACGCAAGGCCGGCGCCCGCGGGCTTGAGGAGAATGGCGCCCTCACCCTCCGATACGTCCGCGACGGCAAGAAGACCAACCCCAAGTTCAAGGCGCCCAAGGAGTACGAGGCGAGCTACCAGAAGCCGACCACGCCCGTCGCGCCAGACGAGCCGAACCCGGTCGCCCCGCCCATGCCGCAGCCCCCGCAGCAGGCCGCCCCGCAGGCCGTCTGGGGCCACCAGTCCGCGCCGCAGGCGCCGTCCCCGTGGCAGAACGTCTAACTTCGCCACACCTTGATAGTCAAAGCTTGACGGTCGGGGAGTTTCGCCACTCCCCGGCCTACGCCAAGGAATCCCATTGCTCAGCATCATCCAGGGCCTCAACAAACGAGGTCGAGCCGGCGAACCACTGCCCACCGTGTTCAAGAGCCTCGCGGATATGGGTGCCCACTTCCGCCGGGGGCAGCTCCACCTCATCGCCGCAGCGCCCGGCATCGGCAAGAGCGCCTTCACGGCGAATCTCATCTTCAAGGCCGGGGTGCCGACCTTCTACTTCTCCGCCGACAGCGATGCCTTCACCCAGTACGTCAGGGTCGGCGCCATCGCGACCGGCTTCACCACCACCGAAGTTGAACAGCTCATCGCCGATGGCAACACGCAGGCGCTGAACGCCACGCTCGCGCAGCACAACCACATCCGCTGGAACTTCAACGCAGCACCCACCATCGATGACCTCGAAGAGGAACTTCAGGCGTACGCGGACCTGTACGGCTGGCCCCACTGCATCGTCATCGACAACGTCTCCAACGTTGTCCACGAAGACGGAGCGGACGGGTACGCCGGCCTTGAAAAGCTCACCGAGTACTTCCACGAGCTGGCCCGCACCACAGGCGCCGCCGTCATCGGCCTCCATCACGTAACCGGCCCGTGGAACAACGGCATTGAGCCCGTACCGCTGTCCGGCATCCGAGGTCAGATCGGCCGCGTGCCCGAGGTCATCCTCACCCTCCACAAGGGAGGCAACGAGTTCGAGGGCCTGAAGCTCAACGTGTCGATCTGCAAGAACCGCGGCGGCAAGGCCGACCCCTCAGGCTCGACCTATGCCGAGCTGACCTGGGAGCCCGATCGGATGGCGATAGCCGGATGAGCAAGGGACTCAGCAAGCCGTACGGCCGCTCGGTCAAGGCCAGGGGACGCGACTTCGAGAACCACGTCAAGGACGCCCTGGTGGAAGTCGGCATCCCCGCCGAGCGCAACGGCAGCAAGTACGGCTCCAAGGACCGCGGCGACCTCGACACCAAGTGGGCATCGCTCGTCGTCCAGTGCAAGAACACCCGCACACAGGCCGTGCTCAACACCATGGACGCCGCCCAGGAACAGGCCAACAACGCAGGTGTCACGGACCACTGCTCCGTGTTCCGCTACCGGCGCGGCGACGACTTCGGCCCCCACCGGCAGAACGTCTGGTGCTTCCCCGAGGAGTTCGCCAAGCGGCTCCTGCTGGCCTACTACGGGGAGCGCTGATTGACCGTGGAGCACATGATCGGAACGCATCTGGATTCGAGTCTTCACGACATTTACCCAGAGGACTACTGCCTCGGGGAGTGCTGCCACTGCAAATTCCCTGAATGGGACGGGGATTGGGGTTGTGATGGAGCCGCACGAGAAGCCGCCGATCGCTGACACCATCAAGCACTTCTACCCGGACTGGCATTGCCAGGAGCGAGGCGGCTGGGAATCCGTCCGCTGCCCTTTCCACGGAGACACCTCGCCCTCGGCGACCGTCAGCACCGACCTCAACCAGTTCAAATGCTTCGCCTGCGACGCGGGCGGTGACAGCTGGTGGGTCATCATGAACGAGGAGAACATTGAGTTCAGGGCCGCCGTCGAGTTCGCGGATCGAATTCTTGACTTCCGCGACGCAGACATACACAGAACAGCTCGCAAGCTCGGATCAAGCCATCGGATACCTTTCGACGGCTCGCGGGCTGTCCGAGGACACCGTTCGATTCTTTCAACTCGGCCTCGTCGCCGCCCCTTTGCCGGGCCATGAACGGTACGCAGGCAAGCTCGCCATCCCGTACATCAACGCCCAAGGCGTCATCGCCATCCGCTTCCGGTGCATCGAGCACCCCATGCGAGGCCAGGACTGCAAGGAGTTCCACTCCGACAAGTACACGCGGGAGGCCGGAGACAAGGCCAAGCTCTACAACCTGATAGCCCTCACCCGGCACACGGATCGAATCGCCATCTGCGAGGGCGAGTTCGACACCATGACGGCCTGGCAAGCAGGCATACCGACCGTAGGCGTCGGAGGAGCCCAGAACTGGGCCACACGCTTCAGACGCCACTTCGATGGCTACCACGAGGTCATCCACCTCTCAGACGGAGACGACGCAGGAGATGGCCTTGGGGACACCATCTGCGGCGAACTCAAGAACGGCCGCTCCATCCGCTTCCCCGACAAGCACGACGTGAACAGCTACTACATCGACCACGGCCACCAGGCCCTCTTGGAGAAGGCGACCTTCGCATGAAGTACCAGCTCGGTGACGAAGTCCAGATCAAGCCCGGACACGACGGCCCCGGCCGCGCCCACTACTTCGACTACGTAGGCACCATCACCCACATCGGCAGTGGACCGTTCCCATACGGGGTGAAGTTCCCGAACAGCTCGCTCTCGCTGAAGTTCGGCGAACACGAGCTGGCGTTCGCCGACGAGGAGCTGGAGGCGGACGACAACGGCAAGCCGCTCACCCGAGCCCAGGAGATCATGCGCTCCGCAGTCCGCGGCGAGGCCAAGCAGCCCGCAGAGGACGTGGTCAACCACCCCAGCCACTACACCTGCTTCTCCAACGGCAGCGAAGTTGTGGACATCGTGGAGCACTTGACCTTCAACGCGGGCAACGCCGTGAAATATCTGGCACGCGCCGGCCGCAAGACAGAGGACCCCCGCACGGACCTCCTCAAGGCCCACTTCTATGTGAGGCGAGAAATTGCCCGGCTCGGGATTGATCACTGACATAAGGTCTTTTCTGTTGCCCCGATAGTCAAAACTTGACGACGGGATCGAAATTCCTGGCCCTGGAGAACAATGCGCACCATCGTCGTCATCAGCGACACGCAACTTCCCTACCACCATTCCAAGGCGCTCAACGCCGTCACCCGATTCATCGGCGAAACGAACCCCAGCGAAGTCATCCAGATCGGCGACCTGATGGACTTCCCGCAGCCATCCCGCTGGAACAAGGGAACCAAGGGGGAGTTCGAGGGCTCCGTCCTTAAGGACGCCGAGCGCGGCAAGGAGTGGCTCGCCGATCTCCGGGACCTCTACGACGGGCCCATGACCGTCCTCGAAGGCAACCACGACCTTCGACCCAGGGTGTACCTCGACAAGAACGCGCCGGCGCTCGCCGAGTCCCATGCCTTCGACCTGGACGTACTCCTCGACTTCGACGGCTTCGGCATCCAACTCGTCAAGGACTACTACGACTTCGCCCCCGGCTGGACAGCCACACACGGCCACCTCGGCACCCTCAGTCGAATACCCGGCAGCACCGCCATGGGGCAGGCCCGAGCCACAGGAAAGAGCGTCGTATGCGGCCACACCCACCGCCTCGGCCTCCAGCACCAGACCACCGGCTACAAGGGCCGCACCGAGTCCCGGTGGGGCTTCGAAGTCGGACACCTCATGGACCTCAAGAAGGCCAGCTACCTCAAGTCCGGCGCCGCCAACTGGGCCATGGGTTTCGGTGTATTCCATATCGACGGCCACAAGGTCATCCCCACACCCATCCCGGTGCGCAACGACGGCTCGTTCATCTACGCAGGGGAGACGTACAAGTAATGGACTGGGATCAGCTCATCAAGGCCGCAGACATCGCGGCAAGGAATCTCCACCGCGTCCACCGCGCCTACACCGAACACGACGACATCAAACAAGAAATCCTCCTCCGAGTCGCCGCAGAAGAACAGGACTTCAGCAACTACAGCGGAAACGGCCTCATCACCATCCTCATCAAGATGGGAGACCGATACTGCAAGGCCGAACGCCGCCGATACGCCTACCACGCCGCCGAATTCCTCTACAGCACCGATGACGTACGCAAGATTCTCAAGCTCGCCTACTACAACGAAGAATCACGCAACACGATCCCAGCCCGCGAAGACCACCACCACGACGACATCGACAACAAGTCCATCGCCGCCGCCATCTGGGACATCGACGAAGCCATGGAACGCCTCCACGACGGCCACCGCGGAGTCATCGAGAAGCGCTACCTGCTCGGCGACGAACTCACCCAGGCCGACCGAATGAAGCTCAGCCGCGCCGTCCAGAACCTCACCGACATCCTCAACGCCACAAACATCAACGGGAAGGTAGAAACCATCGATGGTTGAGACCACCAAGACCTACAAGCGCGAGACGGACCACCCGAACCACTTCGCCACCCAGATCCAGGTCTCCTTCGACAGCGGCGAAAGCGCCCTCACCTACGTCGGCCACTGGGACGAGAACGGCGACATCAGCGAATTCAATCTCACCCCGGCCGATCTGCTCGCACTCCTCGACATGCTCAACGAAGCCGCCCGCTCCACCCACTGAAGGGACACCATGACCGACACCTTTGGAAGCCTCGCCGAGACCGTCTACCAGCAGAAGTACTCCTGGAACGGTGAACAGTGGCCCGACACCTGCAAGCGAGTCGTCGATCACGTCATGCGCCCGCTCCTGCCCGAGCTGGCCGACGAAACCGAGAAGGCCATCCGCGAACGCAAGTTCCTCCCCGGCGGCCGGTACCTGTTCGCCACCGGCAAGAAGCTGCACCAGACTCAGAACTGCCTCCTGATGGCCGTTGAGGACTCCCGGGAGGGCTGGTCCGACCTGATGCGCCGCATCACCGCTGGCCTCATGTCCGGCGCCGGCATCGGCGTCGTGTACTCCAAGCTCCGCCCCAAGGGCGCCCACATCAACGGCACGGGCGGAGAGTCCACCGGGCCCCTCGCACTCATGCAGATGGTCAACGAGGCCGGCCGCCACATCCGGCAGGGCGGCGCACGCCGCTCCGCCATCTGGGCCGGGCTCCACTGGAACCACGCAGACGCCCTCGACTTCATCGCCCTCAAGGACTGGACTGACGAACAGCAGGCCGCCAAGGAGCGCAACTTCGACGCCCCGGCCCCCATGGACGGAACCAACATCAGCGTCATCCTCGATGACGAGTTCTTCGCCGCGTACCACGACTCCAAGCACAAGCGTCACGAGCTGGCCCACACCGTGTACTGGCGCGTCGTCGAGAACATGCTTGAGACCGGCGAGCCGGGCTTCTCCGTGGACATCGCAGAGAACGCCGGCGAGCACCTGCGGAACGCATGCACCGAGGTCACCTCGGCCGACGACAACGACATCTGCAACCTCGGCTCGCTCAACCTGGCCCGCATCGAGTCCCGCGAAGAGTTCGCCCGCATCGCCAAGCTCGCGACCGCGTTCCTGATGTGCGGCTCCCTCTACAGCCTCGTGCCGTTCTCGGAAGTCGCCGACACGCGCACGAAGAACCGACGCCTGGGCCTCGGCCTCATGGGAGTAGGTGAGTGGCTGGCAGTCCGCGGCAAGAAGTACGGCCCGGACGCCGAGCTGGGGGACTGGCTCGACGAGTACGCCAAGTCCGGCGAATGGGCCAACGAGTTCGCTGACAGGCTCGACGTGAGCCGCCCCGTGAAGACGAGGGCCGTGGCACCGGCCGGCACCATCAGCATCATCGCCGAGACCACCAGCGGTCTGGAGCCCATGTTCGCCCCGGCCTACAAGCGGTGCTACGCCACCCCGGCAGGCTGGAAGTACCAATACGTCATCGACTCCGCCGCAGAGCGCCTGGCTGCCAAGGGAATCGACCCTGACAGCGTGGACAGCGCCTACAGCCTCGCCTTCGATCCCGAGATCCGCATGGAGTTCCAGGCATGGCTTCAGACCTATGTCGATCACGGAATCTCGTCCACCATCAACCTTCCCTCCATCGACCAGCAGACCTTCACCACCAGCGAGTTCGGCCACGCGCTCATCAAGCACCTGCCGCACATGCGAGGCATCACCACCTACCCAGACGGCGCGCGAGGCGGTCAGCCCTTGACCGTCGCCTCCTACCAGGAAGCGAAGGGCTCGGTGGGGGTCGAGTACGAGGAGGTCGGCAACGAGAATGCCTGCGCCGGCGGAGTCTGCGGAATCTGATAGATCTGCCCACCCCGATTGTCAAAACTTGACGCCATGGGTTGGGGAAATTACCTGACCCTTCCCTCTGTGCATGGAGAACGAATGCCAACCGACGAATACGACCTATGGGTTGAGTCGCTGGAAACCTGCCCTGAATGCGGGGCTGAATACCCGGAAGAAGACATGACGGCTGTCGATTACCACGACTGTGAGGAACTGCTCTGCTACGCCTGCTCGGAGCACTTCGAGGTGATGACCTGATGGACAACGCATCACTCGGACTAGCAGCCGAACTCGTCTGCTTTGGATGGGGTGTTCTTGCACTCCTGCTCGGCGTCATCAAGGCCAATGGAAGATTCGCCACCATCCTCAACCTCCTGGCCAACGGGACCATGGTTTACGTCGGCCTGAGAATGCACCTCGCATTCCCTGTCGTGCAGGGCCTCTGGTGCCTTATCTGGATCGCCAACGGCGCACGCGAGGAGATCAAGCAGCACCGTGCCTGAACTCAAGTTCATCCACTCAAGCATGAACACGGGCAAGAGCACGCTCGTCCTTCAGGAGCACCACTCCCGAGGCGGACTCGGACTCCTCTACACCGGGCACAGTCGCAAGATCGGCCACGTCACCTCCCGGCTCGGCATCGAAGCCAACGCAGCTGAGATCACCGCCGACCTCGATCTGTACGACGACATCCGCGCCACCAATAAGCCGTGCTACGTGCTCGTGGACGAAGCCCAGTTCGTCACCGCTAAGCAGGTCGGCCAACTAGCCGCCGTCGTAGACCAAATGCACATCGACGTGTACTGCTACGGCCTGCTCACCGACTTCACCGGGCACCTCTTCGCAGGTTCCCAACGACTCGTCGAATTGGCCGACCGCATCGAAACAGCCCCCGTATCCGCCTACTGCTGGTGCGGCAAGAAAGCCTCACACAACGCACGCACCGAGAACGGCGTGATGGTGCACTCCGGCGACCAAGTCAGCGTCGGCGACATTGGCGAATACAAGACGCTGTGCCGCCACCACCACATGGCAGGGCTCGCATAACAGGCCAGGGGCTCAATGAAAGGAATCGAGCTATGAAGCTCCTCAAGAAGAAGCGGCGAAAGACGCTGCTAGACGAAATCCAGTCCATGACCCGCAGAGAGCGGGTCCTCATCATCCTCAAGTCGAAGGAATGGGTATCCTCTCATGAACTTGCACACGAACTGGTCGGTGGAACCGGCTTCTCTACCCGTCTGTCAGAACTGCGGCGGGCTGGTCACACCATCGAATCCCGACTCCGAAACAACAATTCTTCCGACCTCGTCTACGAATACCGACTCCTGCGAAACGGCGCCTGACGTGAACAAGCCCAAGACCTCCCTCGCCGTCACCGCACTCACCGTCGCAGCCCTCGGCGCCGGAGCTGGGGCCGCAACCGCAGTTCCCGCCCCGTTCCACCCGACCGAGAAGCCCACCGAAACCACGGGCCAGATGAAGACGGTCAGCCACCACCAGGAGCACAAGGGCGAGGACCACCAGTACGAGGTCCAGGCCGGCGACTCCCTCTCCCAGATCGCCGAGCAGCACCTCGGCGGCGAGCAGCACTGGCACGGCCTGTACGAGGAGAACAAGCACACCGTCGGCGACAACCCTGACCTGATCTTCCCCGGACAGCGGCTCCACCTCAGCGAAGCGGAAAGCAGCCCGACACACGCCAGGCCGTCCGCGCCGGCCCCGCGAATATCGCCCGTCGAAGGATGCTCCATCACCGAGGCATACGGCGTTCCCGGCCCTTGGAAGGCCGGACACCACACCGGCGTTGACTACGACTGCGCGCAGGGCACCAAGGTTCACTCCGTGCAGAACGGCAAGGTCGTAGACATCAACGACCAGGGCAGCGCCTACGGCCTCCACGTCGTCATCCAGGGCAGCGACGGCACGTTCACCCTCTACGCCCACCTGAGCCGCATCGACGTAGGTGTTGGCCAGCCGGTGAAGCAGGGCGACCAGATCGGCCTGAGCGGGCAGACTGGCAACGCGAGCGGTCCGCACCTCCACTTCGAGGTTCGTACCACCAACCACTATGGCGCCGACACTGACCCGCTCGCCTACCTCAACAGCCTGACGACTGTCCGCTCCACCGAGCCGCGGCAGCACACCGTCCAGCCGGCCCCGAAGTCGCCGGCTGTAGACGACGGAACCCCAAAGGGCTACGCCAAGAGCCAGCTCGCCAAGTACGGCTGGAGTCAGAGTGAGTTCTCTGCGCTCAACCAGATCTGGGAACACGAGTCCAGCTGGGATCCCAATGCGGTCAACCCTTCCTCCGGCGCCTACGGCATTCCGCAGGCACTCGGCCACGGACATGTCTACGACCTCGGTGACTACAAGGCTCAGATCGACTGGGGTCTGAAGTACATCAAGGACGCTTACGGAGACCCCTCAGCTGCATGGGTATTTTGGCAGAACCACAACTGGTACTGATCAGGCGCTAAATTGGCGGGGCCGACTTCGGTCGGCCCCGCTTTTGTTTAAGACGTCGTTTTAAGGGGCTGCGTCTGTCAGGTAGCCTCAGCGCCGGTCGTTTAGCGGGTTGTACCCACGAGGCCGGCGGCCGCTGTTCCGGACGCGTGCGAGGTGCCGCGTACGAAGCTGGCGGCCGTCTGCTTCACTCTATGTTGCTGTGCAGGGCGCCCCCGCTCCCCGTCGCGCTGAGACCGCCACGGTCACACCCAGACGCTCCGCTGGGTTCCCCAGCCCCAACTGGCGCCCCAGTTATCAGTTCCACCGTAGGCACCTGCTTGCAGGTACACACGCCCATCCCGGAGCAAAGGACCTGTCTCGTTGACCTTGTCAATCTCCGATGTGCCATCGCCACAGGAGCCTTCCACGTACCGCCAGCCCTCGGCACTGGACCCGAAAGCCAGACTCCATTTCTGGTCCGGCCCCGTATTGTGGATACACGTCGAATCTACTGTGCCCTTCAGCTCATAGTGTCCGCCGACTCGGGTGACCGTACCCGTAATTGTCACCGAGTACGAGTTGCCGGAATGTTCGCTGATGCCACGCTCGTATGTCACTCGGAAGTCCTCTGTCGCGGCAGCAGCCGGGTTGATCCCGTTCAGCATGACCACCACCGCTGTTACCGCGCAGAGCACGAGCCGGACCGCGGCCCGGCAGGCCCTAACCGCCCATTGCCTGGATGTCATCGTCCCTCCAGAGGAGTCGAAGAAGGTCAGACCATCTCGCTGGGACTGTCGATGAGAGGAACCGCGAGGTCCGGGCCAACGACGTTCTTCACCACCGCACCCGCGCCCGAGACCAGACCGCAATGCCCCACCACGTACAGTCCCGGACCTCACTCTGCCCGCAGCGACCCTCGGCATACCGAAGCACGGTATGACCATCCTCAGGGGCGACAGGGGAAACGTCGGTTCGATACGAAGGCTTCCGGGCTGTCTTCGCGGTGCTGGGGGAGTCGCGGTTACCCCACAACAGTGGGCGCGAGCTGGCCGTCACGATCCGCTGGAAGCTCACCAAAGTAGACAGCCCCTAAGGAGTGCACTGTACGGAATCCGCGAGCGGAGTTGGCCACCAGGGCGCTGGGGGACCGCACAGCCATGGTCTATCAGGAGGTGAAGAACCCTGATGGCCTTCCTGAGGATCCCGAGTGGTGCCGAATCCTGGATCGCACCGAGGACGGGTACGTGGTCAGCAGGCCCGGTATCGCCGGGATGGAAAGGCTGGCGCCTACAGAGCTGTTCTCGGCGACGGCCTGA